GATAATATATTACTTGAACAACTACCTATATTAAGAATTGATGAAACTAATAAACGTATATATGTTAATTGTAATAATATGGGAACATATAAAAAATACTTTGTACCAAATAAATATGCTAATGTATATGGATTCTCATTTATTTATACAAATGAAGATAGTAGCGAAACAGAAATAGCCCTTATTGGCGGTGCTATGACTAGAGATGATTTTATATTGTGTGCAAGAAATACTGATACTTTATTTATACTTATAATAGGTGGTACAGATAAATACAAATATACTAAAAGTACTAAAACACTAGAAAAAGGTTTATATGGATATTTAAAAATAGGAAATACGCAAGAATATGCACCAACAGAAAATTATAATCCTGCAACTAAGAAATATGTAGATGATAAAGTCACTAGTTTACCTCAACTATCCTTTAATGAAGCTGGTGAATTAGTTGTAACAATAAATGGAGTTAGTAAAACTTTTGTACCTAAATCTTAATAAAAAATAAAGAGGTGGTAAATAATGAAGACTAAAAATGGTTTTACATTATTAGAAAACGCTAAAGATGTAAAAAATTGGTTGGCAAAACAACACGTAAGTAGAACAATAACAAAATTACAAGTACACCACATGGATATGCCAAGCTATAGTACGTGGGAAAAAACTGATAAAAAAGTATTTGCAGAGCCACACTTTGGACGTACTGAGTCCTTGGATAGTTACGGTAAAAGTAAATGGCATAGCAGTGACGGACATGGTCATTATATTGCACAACACTTCAATGTATTTCCAGACGGAAAAATTACAACTGGACGTAATTTAAACTCCACTCCAATTGGCATTAAAAAATGGAATGAGAATGCCATCTGCATTGAAATATATGGTTGTTTTGATAAAGGACGTGACAAAATGACTGCTGCACAAAAGAAGGCAGTAATATATCTATATGGAGAGTTATGCAAAAAATTCCATATTCCGGTAAACACTACACATATAAGACCCCACTGTTGGTTCACTGCTAGTGGTGCGTATTTAGGAAAATATAGTGCTAGTAGAAGTGCTAAAACTTGTCCCGGCACTGCATTTTGGGGTTATGGTTGTAGCCCTAAAGGGTTTGCACACTTTATAAGTGATGTAAAGAAATATGTAAACGGCAAAGAGGAAAAACCTAAAGAATTTAAGCCTTATATAGCACGTTGCACCACTGATGACCTTAATTGTAGAAAAGGTGCTGGCGTAGAATATGATGTAGTTGATGTAATAAATAAAGGTGTAGCAATAACAATAATAGAAGAAAAAGAAGTCGATGGTGGCGTTTGGTGCAAAGGTAAAGCCGGTTATTGGGTTAATAAAAAGTACTTAGAATTTGTTAGATATGTATAAATATATAAGAATTCCTACATAATATATGTAGGAATTTTTTTATTTAAAATACTTGATTAATTATATAAGTAGTGGTATAATATATATAAATAAAAAGATAAGGAGATGTTATTAATGAGGGAATTAAAATTTGGGGTTGAGATTGAATTCTTTGGTGCAAACTATGTAACAGTTATACAAAGACTTAGAGCTGCCGGTATATCAGTAGCTGACTACCAAGGATATACACATAAAGTTATAGCACAATGGAAAGTTACAACTGACTCAAGTGTTACAGGACGTGATACTGGTTTATATAGAGGCTTAGAACTTGTAAGTCCAATACTATACGGAGATGAAGGTTTAGACGAACTTCAAAAAGTATATGAAGTATTAAATAGTTGTGGTGCTAAAGTGGATAAAACTTGTGGTACTCACGTACATTTTGATATAGCTGATTTTACAGTGCAAAACTGTAAGAACTTTTTAAACTTATACTATAATTATCAAAATGTTATAAATTACTTAGTACCACCTAGTAGACGTAGAAATGAGTACTGTAAACCTCTTAGAAAAGATGATTTAGTAAAGATTAATCAAGACTGGGTAACAAGTATAAGTGATATATCATATCTACTAAGTACAAGATATCGCAAGGTAAACCTACGAAGTTATATAAAATACGGGACAATAGAAATAAGACAACATGGAGGAACAACTGAGTTCGATAAAATGGAATCTTGGATAATATTAATGTATCAATTATTAGACAGTGCCAAACAAGAAGAAAAAATAGATTTATGTTGTAGACCATACACAGTAACACTTAAAAATTTAAACCGATTATTAAAAAGAACAAACTTAGATAATACTTGTATAGGTGATTACCTAACAACAAGATTTAATAACTTTAAGGAGGTGGCATAGTATGTTAACATTAGACCAATATAGAGAGATATGCAAGGTAAAGGACGGAAGTCCTTTTACCTGCAATATAAATATAAATACGTATATTGACGGTGTAAGATTTAGATTAGCTCAATGGTATGGCATACCTGAGGAACAAATATCAGATGAGTTCATATATAAATTTTTAAAAACTTTGGATAAAACAGGTGAATAATTATGTAAGTAGCAGTATAATATAATTAATAAAAGATAAATAAAAAGAAAAAAAGGGGTTGTTATTAATGAGAAAAAGTATAGAAGCTATAAAAGGAGATAAATTACAAAACATAAGAAATAATCAAATATATACAGTGGCAGATGTTTGTGGTGAATCATTAGTTTTAACAGATGAAAACGGCGTTAGTAAAATAAACAAATTAGCTACAATAAAAAGATGGTTTAAAATGTATGAAGAATATGTAGCTCCAGTAGTAATAGATGAATATAGAACTAGAAATAACCGTCGTCCATTACCTGCTCAAACTGGTATTGAAGTTAATAGAGATGATGTAAATACAGTCATAACTAATAATGGATGCTTCCCTAGTCAAAAGAAGGAATATCTAGGAGTATATAAAGAAGGTCAACGTGGAGCAATATGTATGATAAGATTTAGTAAAAAAGGTAATATGCACATAGACATGAAACCTAGTGTATATGAAAAATTAGACTCAAATTATAGATACACATTAGAAACTAGATATGACACTGGTATATATGATAAAACTAGAGGTTACTTTAGAATAAGTGGAGTAAATGATTTAGAAGTATTACAAAATGTAATAATAGCTGCAACAATGTAGGGGGAGAAAACTCCCCTAACTTTATTGGAGGTGCGATATGAAATTAAAAATTGACAAAGGTATTAAATTTAGGGGTAGCTCCTTGTTTGTAAAAATGGGTAGAGATGAGTTGGAATATTTAGATGTTATTAAGTCCTTTAACTCATATTACCATAAAAGTAAAAATATGTGGGAACTACCCAAAGTAGCATTTAAAACTATACTAGATAAGTGTAGTAATTGTGCTATTGATATAATTGGTAAAATACCTAAAGAATTTGAGAATTATTTAGAATTACTGGATAACTACGATAAACCACTAGCTGAATATAAAAGTAAAACTACACCCTATAGTTATCAGATGGAAAGTTTCCTATACTCTAAAGACCATACTAAATTTCTTCTAGCAGATGAGCAAGGACTTGGTAAGACCAAACAAGCCTTAGACATAGCAGTGAGTAAAAAAGAACAGATGAAACATTGTTTAATAGTTTGTGGAGTTAATGAATTGAAGTGGAACTGGGTACATGAGGTGGCAGTACATACTAACGAACGTGCTCATATATTAGGATTTAAAGATGGAAAAATTGGTAGTGTTCATGAGAGATTATTAGACCTACAAAATAAACATGATGAATTCTTCCTTGTAACTAATATTGAGACCTTAAGAGATGTTAAAATACAAGAGTACATTAAAATATTGTGTACGTGTGGAGTAATAGGTATGACTATTATAGATGAGATACATAAATGCAAGAACTCTACTAGTATGCAAGGTAAGGCCATTCATTGTTGCTGCACATATTATAAGTTAGCACTAACTGGAACGCCGATAATGAATGCTGCTATAGACCTATACAATGTATTAAAATGGCTAGAAGTTGAGAATCACAGTTTAACTCAGTTCAAGAATCATTATTGTATCATGGGTGGATTTGGAGGATATCAAATAGTTGGATATAAACATCTTGATGAATTACAGAATAGGTTAGACAAATATATGTTGAGAAGGAAAAAAGAAGATGTATTAGATTTACCACCTAAGATTTATACTAATGAATTATTAGAGATGGATAAAGTACAAACTAAATTATATAAAGAAGTAGAGCAGACTATACAAGAGAATATTGATAAGATACTTTTACTACCAAATCCATTAACTGCATTAATACGTTTGAGACAAGCTACTGGCAATCCCGATATTCTGACTACTCATAAAGTGAACAATGTCAAATATAAACGTATGGAAGAATTAGTTGAGGAAGTAGTTAACAATGGAGGTAAAGTTATCATTTTTAGTAACTGGGCAAAAGTAATTGAACCTGCCGCTCAACTACTAGAAAAGTACAATCCAGCTTGTATAACGTCTGAGGTCAAGAACAAGGATGAAGTACTAAGGGAGTTCAAAGAAAACGCTGATTGCCATGTTATATTAGGTACAATCGGCTGTCTAGGTACTGGTTTTACTCTTAATGAAGCTAACACAGTAATATTTTTAGATGAGCCATGGACGAGTGCCGATAAACAACAAGCTGAGGACAGATGTCACAGAATAGGAACAAAAGGTACAGTTAATATAATTACTCTAATATGTAAGGATACTATAGATGAAAAAGTACATAATATAGTTAATAGTAAACAAGAATTATCAAGTAAAGTAGTTGATAATAAAAAATTATTTAAAGAGATTATGGAGGGATAGATATGAAAATAATAGATGGAAAGATGTATTATAGTCTTACTGAGATTGGAGCCATTATTGGTAGAACAAAAGCTACCATATTAAGATGGTATGAGTATGAAGAAATGTTACCCGTGGAACAACGTACATTACCTGAATACATAACATTAGGAGAACAACATGCTAAATACTTTGCAGCACATGATGTTGATACTTTTGTAAACTTTATGAAGAAAACTAAAAGAGGCACTATGAAAAATGTCAGTGATAAATACAATGGCAACTTAGTAAATAACCGATAATTTCTATACTATATATAGTGATATGAGCTCATATGACCTACTTAAAATAGGTTTTATAGGGCTCATAGATTAATTACTTAAGGAGGGTAAAAAATGGAGGAATTAAGGGTTTTATTAGCTGAACTAGCTGAGATAAAAGAACTGAATAAAAAGAATAAAGAGCGTGAAAATAACTTGATAAAGAGTACTAAAACTATGTTAGATGAGCAGGGAATTACTAAAGGTGAATATGATGGCATAAAAGTTTCTTATACTACTAATACAAAGAGTGAATTAGATGATGATACACTTATTCAGATATTACTAAATATGGCACAAGAAAAACCTGAGATAATGGATTGTCTAGTGCCAACATATATTATAGATGAAGATAAGCTGGAAGAATTAATGTATGGTGGAATAATAAGTACAGATGACATAGCACCTGCTTATAGAGAGAAAACATATAAAACTTTAAGAGTAAAGAGGGTGAAATAATGGCACTTCCTGGATTCAATGTAAAAAAAGTACCTACTGTACAAAATAAACTAATAGAGGAAATTGTAGACTATTTAAACGATAGAGCAGGAACTAAATATAAACACGATGCTAAAAATACTGTCAAATACATCTCAGCTCGTTTGAGAGAAGGTTACACAATAGAGGACTTTAAATATGTAATAGACGTTAAAGTTACTGAGTGGGGAGGAACTAATATGGAAATGTATATTAGACCACAAACTTTATTCAGTAATAAAATGGAAAACTATGTCAATCAACCAATGCCACGTAGTAACCGTGCTAGTTATCAAGTTGAGAATGACTATAAACACGACACAACTAATAGAAGGATTTAATCCTTCTATTTTTTTTATACTCAAGTTAGTAAAACGAACAAATTTTCTATACTATATAAAAAAACCTTTTTTAAGATGAAAAAAAATTTAAAATTTTTTAAATTTGGAGTTAGTAAAATCGCAAATAATTCTATACTATATATAAATAAATAAATTAGTTAGACTGAAAATAAATAAAGAATCGGTCGGTGGAAGATTATTATGCACCGAAAGTGCATAATTCTCTCAACTAAAAAAGGAGGAATTTATATGATAAGTACTAATAATTATTTAGTAGTTACACCTGATAACTATTTTTTATGTAATGATGTTAGACATATTATTAATAGTATTAAACATAGTTGTTTTAGATTAAATGGTCATCAACTACAAAACTTCAATAAACTTATTACTAGACACATAGAGCGAGGTGAATGGCATAAATCAATAAAGAAACAAAAGTATATAATTAAAGATAATATATATGTAATAAAATTAGATAAAGAAGAAATAAAATTATTTTTTTAGTTAGTAAACTACACAATTTTTCTATATTATATATGTAACTTATTTTATTAAATTATTTTTATATTATTTTAATTTTTATTATTTTCTTATATGACCTGATAGTGTATAATAAGAGAGTAGGTGATTAACTTCATATAACCAACTGATAAGAAATTATTAACAATCCCCAAATACATCCCAGTGGCTTGGTAACCCATTGGGATTTTTTTTTATTCAAACTAGTTAGTAATTTTTAACATTTTTATATACATTATATGTAACACAAAATAAATAAAAATTGGAGTGATTTATATGATGGAATTACAAACTATACCAACTTATGAGATAGCGGAAATGATGGAGAGAAAACATGGAAGAGTATTAGAAATGATAGAAGGTAAAGCTAATTTAATAGGTATTAAGGATGTTTTAAGAGAACACAATTTTGTGTTTTCAGATTATTTCATTGAAGGTACCTATAAAGTTGAAGGAAACAATAAAAGTTACAAATATTATGAATGTACTAAAATGGGTTGTGAATTACTAGCAAATAAATTAACTGGAGAAAAAGGAATATTATTTACTGCTAAATATGTAGCTAAATTTAATGCTATGGAACAACAATTAAAATATAGCACAATGGATAGTTACATGATAGAAGACCCAGTAGCAAGAGCTACTAGATGGATAGAAGAATACAAAGAAAAACAATTAATAAAAGAACAAAAGGAATTAATTGAAGAAAAACATGACAACCTTGTACATAGTGCTAAAACATATACTACAACTGAGATAGCAAAAGAGTTGGGATTTAAATCTGCAAATGCCTTAAATAAAGATTTAGAATCAAAGAAACTACAATATAAAATGAATGGAACATGGGTATTAGCTGCTAAATTTAGTGAAAAAGGTTTTGTTAGTATAAAACAAAATGAACTTAAAGATGGTAGAATAATTTATTATCGTCGCTGGACTGGAAAAGGTAGAGATTGGTTAGTAAATGACATATATAAAAAATAATTAATATTAGTTAGTAAAACGTCAATTTTTTCTATACTATATATGTAAGGAACATGGGAAACCTCCTTACATACTCAACCCTTAATATCTATTTGTTTTTTACCTCGATACCTCCCCCCTTTGGTATCGAGGGTTTTTTTATGTTAGTAAAAGTGTATTTTTTACTATACTATAGATAAAAGGAGGTTTTACATATGTATGATGTAAAAGAATTTAAATTTATTAAAGATAAATGTTGGTTCAGAACTAACTGCCCTATGTATGGCACAAAAGATTGTAATTGTAGCTGTAGTGTATATTTTCAGTATTATTATTTAGTTAACTTAGCGAATATTCCACCAAATAAACAACAGCCTGAGGATTTGAAGTTGAGTGCGGGTAATGATATTAAAAAATATGAATATCTTAATAGTATAAAAGAAAATATCAATGACTTTGTACATGATGGATGTAACTTGTATCTATATAGTCCTTACTTTGGTAATGGGAAGACTACGTGGGCAATAAAGTTGATGAGTAAATATTTTAGTAATATTTGGAATGGTAATGGTACTCGTTGTAGAGGTTTATTTATCAATGTAGATGAATTTCTAATGGCCAAGAGGAATGCGATAAAACGACCTGATATAAGATTAGAAGAAATGGAGAAATTAATCCCAACTGTAGACTTAATAGTGTGGGATGACATAGGAGTAACTAAGTTAAAAGAATATGACCATCAAATATTATTCAGCTTAATCAATCCGCGTATAGTCAATAACAAAGCTAACATATTTACAAGTAATGTTATTGATGAGCAATTGGACGATAATATTGGAGGTAGATTGTCGAGTAGAATATTAGATACAAGCACGATAGTTGAATTCACCAACAAAACACAAAGGAAACCAAAAGGGGTGAGAATATAATGGTACAGTTACAAGCTATAAATGATATACTGAATAATAATAATTTAGATGCATATACGAGTCAAGGGATAACAAAAGAGTATTTTAAAGACTATCAAGATGAGTTTGATTTTATATGTACTCACTTTAGAACTTATGGAAAAGTGCCTGACTGGGAAACATTCATGGGAAAATTTCCTGACTTTGATGTTGTTGAAGTATTAGAGCCATTAAAATATATTATCTATAATCTAAAGGAAAATTATCTATTTGACCAAGGAGTGGCACTATTTCAAGCTAGTGGTGATGTATTAGAACAGAATGCTTTTGATGGCTTACAACATATAGTCACAAGGGCACAACGTTTACTTGACCAAACTGTTCAGAGTAATGGAGTAAATATTAACAATATGGTTGATGAGAAAATAAAGGACTTAGAGAATAAACGTGCTAAAGGTGGTATGTTAGGAATTGGTAGTGGCTTACCTGAACTAGATAAGATACTTAATGGATGGCTACCAGGTGAAGAACTAGTAACTATAGTTGGTAGAGTAAACCAAGGTAAATCTTGGCTATTACAAAAGTTTCTAACAGAGGCAAATAAACAACATAAAAAAGTATTACATTATAGTGGTGAGATGGGAGTATTACAAGTAGCATATAGAAATGATACTTTAGGTATGAACTACACAAACTCTCAATTAATGAGAGGAACAATAGCAGATGGAGATTATACTCAATATATTAATGACTTAGAGAACAATAAAGAATTACCTCCATATATAGTAGTAACACCAGTAGACTTTGGAGGTAAAATGTTAACAGTGAGCAAACTACGTGCTCTTATAAAAGAGTATAAACCCGACATAGTTGGTATTGACCAAATATCATTAATGGAAGATGAGAGACGAGCAAAGGGAGACCAAACAAGAACTCAGTACACACATATTGCTCAAGATTTATTTAATATGAGTACTGAATTTAGTATTCCAATTATAGTTGATGCTCAAGCTAATAGAAACAAGGCGGACATTGATAAACCTGAGAATCCTGAATTAGCTGATATAGGCGAGAGTGATGGTATTGCTCAGAATAGCAGTAGAGTAATTTCTTTAGTACAGACTAAAGCGGGATTGAGTCTTAAAATAACTAAGAATAGATATGGAGAAAATAATAAGCAATTATTATATGTGTGGGACATAGACAACGGCATATTTTCCTTTGTGACTGAACAACTGGAAGATGGAGCTGAGATTGAGCCACAATTACCACTTAGAAATAATAATAAAATAAATGACGTTACTGATGTTTTTTAGTTAGTAAAATGGCATTTTTTTCTATACTATATATGTAGAGGAAATGTGGCGGCACATTCCTTTACTTCATAATATAACTCCCCTTTTTTACCCTGGCATTGGAGCGGACAATGTCAGGGGTTTTTCTTTTTTAAATTGTTAGTTAGTAAATTATAGAAATATAATATAATATATTTAAAGGAGTTGATTATATGTTAACTGGTAAGAAAATAAGAGAAATGGAAATTGAAAAAGATTTAGTGGCAGAATTAAAATGGCTCATAAACAAAGCGGTGGATGAAGGTGATTTATTATTTGAACACCTAGACCCACTATTTGATTTAGTGTATAAAATACAGGAGGGATAGTTATGAAGTGTGAACAATGTGAAGAAAGATTAGATTATGATTATTTAGTATTAGAACTACCAGATTATTGTGGTTATAAGGAATTAAACTTTTGCAGCACTGAGTGCTTAGACGAGTGGATAGAAGACCATAGTAGATGGGAGTTATGTGAAGATGATTAATGTAAATGGCATGGAACTTGATACAACGTATCAACAGTTATTAATTGATTTAAAAGGTAGTTTGATGAGTAATGGAATATTTTTATTGAATGATATAAAACCCACAGGAGATAACATCATGATAACTTGTCCAGTACATAAAGATGGACATGAACGAAAGCCCTCTTGTGGGGTTTCTATTGTTCCAAAATATCAAGGGAGTAAAATAATAGAGCCTGGCACAGTACACTGTTTTACTTGTGGTTATACTGCATCACTGATAAGTTTTATTAGTTCTTGCTTTGGCTATAACGATGGTGGAGTATTTGGGAATAAATGGATTAAGGCTCAATATAATACAGGTCTAACTCATAAAACCCGTAAGGTGGAGCTAAATTTAAGCAGAGGAACAATTACTCAAGAGGAGCTACCAAACGTCCCTGAGGAGGTGTTACAAGGTTACAGATACACTGTTGGTTATATGTATAGTAGAGGTTTGACCGATGATATAATAGAACAGTTCGACATAGGGTATGACAGTAAAGATGATTGTATAACTATCCCAGTTACCAACTTAAAAGGTGAAGTAAAGTGGATACAACGTAGAAGTATTATAGGTAAGAGATACTATATACCAAGTGGCATAAATAAAACTGATTACCTACTGGGAGCAAGTGAGATACTGAGACAGAAATTATATAGACAGCCAGTATATATAGTGGAATCTCCATTTAATATGTTAACTCTTTGGAAGTTAGGTCATCCCGCTATATGTATATTTGGTACTGGAGGAGGAAATCAGTATTCAATGTTGAATAAATTACCTATAAGACATTATATAATAGCCTTAGACCCAGACGAGGCAGGTAAGAAAGGTAGTAGAAAATTATTACATCATTTAGGCAAGACTAAATTATTGAGCAAGGTAAACTACTTAGATAGTAGAGACATCAACGATTTAGACACTGAATTTGACAAATTAAAAATTTCTTCAATAAATTTATAAAAAAGTGTTGATTAATTATACAAGTATCACTATAATATAAGTATAAAAAGTAAATAAAAAAAATACAGTTCAGGGGGAATGATGTATGTTTAAAGATGTAGTTAAGGTTTATGGTTTAAAACACACTGATGAGGAATTAGTAAGAGATTACCAAGCAGGTTTTCATGATGAAGTTATTGCATATGTATTTGAGACAAATAAAAGTTTATTCTATCAAGTAAGTAAAAAATATGTTGGTGTAAGTGATGATGAAGTTACAAGTATAATATTAGAACAAATATGGAAATGTTTTGAAAACTTTGATGCTGAAAAGAGTACTAGTGGTAAATTAACTTCTATGATATGTGTTTATATTAAGAACGCATTAAGAACTCTAACACAAAGTAATGCAAGTAATAAGAGAAAAGCCAACAACGGTGACCAATGTACTCCAATGAGTTGTTATGAAACAACTGAAGATAGATGGGAGGAAGCGAGTGTTGAGGATGAATATGACAAAGTAGAATTATCTGACTTAGTACATAAGGAAGATTTATCTGAAAAACAACTTCAATATTGTATGGTAGCACTTGACCATATGTGTGACTTACAACAATCTCATATGGCAAGGGAAATTGGAGTTAGTACTGCAGGAGTTGTTGGAATTAGACGTGCATTACAAAAGAAATTAAATTATTTATTAAGTTAGTAAAAAACGAAGTCTTACTATACTATATATAGTAAGACTTTTTAAATACAAAGGAGGTAGTTATATGGAACTACAAGATTGGAAATTAAGTGAGTTAGGCGAAGATATTTGGAAGAAAAAATATCAACGCAATGGTGAAAGTTTTGAAGACTGGCTAGAGAGAGTTAGTGGTGGTGACTTGGATGTAATACAACTTATAGTGGATAAAAAGTTCTTATTTGGTGGTAGAATACTTAGTAATAGAGGTATTACTAATAGGGGAGTTACTTACAGTAATTGTTATGTAATTGCACCCCCGGAAGATAGTATTGAAGGTATATACATCACTGCAATGAAGTTAGCCCGTACATTTAGCTATGGAGGAGGTTGTGGTGTAGATATTAGTACACTTAGACCAAAAGGAGCCGAGGTACATAATGCAGCACTTACAACTAGTGGTGCCGTATCTTTTATGGATGTTTTAGAACAGACTGCAAGGGTTATTGGACAAAATGGAAGACGTGGTGCATTAATGATAAGTATGGATAGCAGCCACCCAGACATACATGACTTTATAGATGCCAAACTAGACAACAAACTAGAAAAATGTAATATTTCCGTACGTATGAGTGCCAAGGATATGGAGGATAAACCGGAAATATTAGACCATATTGCAGCAAACAATTATGACTGGGCTGAACCCGGTATATTATATTGGGATACAATAGAGTCCTATAACTTATTAGACGAGTTTAAAGACTTTAAGTATGCAGGAGTTAATCCTTGTGCTGAAGAACCATTACCAGCTGGTGGTAGTTGTTTATTAGGTGCATTAAATTTAAGTGAATTTGTAGAAAACCCATTTACTCCACAAGCTGCATTTAATATACCTGAATTTAAACATGCAGTAAGAATAGCTATTAGAGCTTTAAATAAAGTATTGGATGAAGGGTTAAAATTACACCCATTAGATGAACAAATATTAACTGTAAATGATTGGAGACAAATAGGACTTGGTATTATGGGGTTTGCTGATATGTTACTTAAAATGGGTTGCCAATATGATTCAGCACGTGCCCTAAATATAATTGATATGGTAGGTAAAACACTAGTTAACACAGGATTAGAGGAAAGTGCCTTACTAGCTATGGATATTGAATCCTTTCCTAAATGTGAAAATAAGAAATTATTAGCAAGTACTTTTATACAAGTATTAAAAAATAGTAATGTTATTGAAGAAAATACTATTAACCTTATAAGACAACACGGTCTTAGAAATAGCCAATTATTCACTATTGCACCAACAGGAAGCATAAGCACTATGTTAGGTGTTAGTGGTGGCGTAGAACCAATATTTGCTACACACTATACAAGAAAAACTGAATCCCTACACGGGGAAGATGTTTTTTACAAGGTATATACACCAATAATACAAAAGATGATTGATATGGAATTAATACACGAGGAGAATGTGGACAATATAGCTACTGCACAAAATATTGACCCGTTTGATAGAGTTACAATACAAGCTACATGGCAAAAATATATTGATGCAAGTATTAGTAGTACAGTAAATGTAACTAATGATACAACTGTTGAAACTATAAGAGATTTATACCAAGCTGCGTGGGAAGAAGGTTGTAAAGGACTAACAATTTACAGAGCCGGTTGTAAAAAAGAAGGTGTATTAGTAGTAGATACACCAAAAGAACAAACAACAGAGAATACTATACACATACCAATAACTGACACGTCTATTGATAACTGTGTAGCATATGGTACTCAATTAACAACTGGATGTGGTAGTTTATGGATGTCAGTATACTTCCATAAGAAAACAGGTCAATTATGCCATATCTTCTTAGACAAGGGAAGTACAGGTGGTTGTAATAGTTTCATGATAGGACTTAGTAGAATGATAAGTTATGCAGGTAAATTAGGTGGAACAGTAGAAGGTATATGCGACCAATTGAATAGTGTTCCTGCTTGTCCATCTTATTCTGTTAGAACTGCGTTGAAAAAAGATACAAGTGCAGGTAAATGTTGTCCAAGTGCAATAGGAAGAGCATTAATGGAATTAAAACAAAGATATATTGAAGACCACATTGAGATGAGTACTGGAGAACTTAAGCGAGAAGAAATGACAGTAAATAATTGTCCTGAGTGTGGAGCCAAATTAAACTTCACTGGAGGATGTAATAGTTGTCCTGAATGTGGATATACAAAATGTGATTAAGGAGATGATTATATGAATGAACAAATGTTTAAGAGTATAACAAGACTAAGAATGTCAATGTTAATGTTTTATAAATTATATTATAAATAAAAAAAGATAGGTCAGTAAAATGACCTATCTTTTTTATTAGAAAAAAATTAAAAAATTTTCAAAAAAGTGTTGTATAATTATATAAGTAATGATATAATAATGTTAATAAAAGATAAATAAAGGAGTTGGAGTTAGATGAAAACATATGAAAGTAAAAAAGGTATATTTTATATTGAACAACATTGGATGGATAATAAATATTACATTTATAGACAAAATAAAATCAGTGATAACTTTGGTACAGTTGGTGAATTAGTTAATGGTTGTAGCTACAAAACTTACGAAGAAGCTGAACAAGATTTAAACGATTTATATTTATAAGGAGGGTGTTATTTATGGCAGTAACTAAAAAAGATTTATGGAGAATGTTAAGAAATACTGAAAGTGGTTTAATGGCATATGTAATTGAAGATGTATTGGATAAATGTGATACAGATGAAGAAGTACAAAATTATTTAATGAATGTATATAAACATGGTGGCATTAATTCAGCAATACCAAATTTAATTTACTATGATGAGTGTGAAGAGTTTGTAAAAGAACATTTAAGCGAAATATTAGACATATATAATGAAGCTAAAGTATATTTAGACCCTAAAGAAGAAGTTCATGTGGATACGTTAGCTTGGCTTGGATACGAAACAATGGTTAATATAATACTTAGCGAAGAGCCACTAAATGATTTTAATATGTAAAAAGTTTTGAAACCAGGTTAGTAAAATAACCTGGTTTTCTATACTATATATGTAGTTAAAAAAAAGAGGAGGTAAAGGTATATGAAACCTATTAATTTAAACCAAATTCCAACTGAATACATATTGAAAACAAAAGCTGGCAAATTATGGAGATGTGGTAAAGGCTATAGAAAAAACTGGACTAAGTTAATAGGTAAATTAGTTCTTTTACACAATACACCATATACCCTTATCAATAGAATTAAGGAGGCTGGTAAATGGTATTTAATATTTACTGACGGAAATAACAACTATACAGAGAGACAAGATAAAGCTTTACACAATAAAAAGTTAGCAAAAGATACTATTATAGAAGTTGCTAAAAGAGTTATAGCAGGATTACTACCTGCACCAAAAGAATTAGTTGATATATTATATGACGAAGTGATAAGAGCTACAATTGAATATAATAAACATAATAGAAGAAAAATGGTTACTCAAGTTACTGAGAATGTTCTAACACATAAACTACGTTTTATAGCTCATCATTCCTATGTAATTTCAAAGCCATTGTATCATAGATGTAAACGACAAATATTACAATATTATCATCCTGACCATAATTCTTCTACTACTACTGATTTTATGGAATTACTATATTGGATATTTAATAGAAAATAAACGGGAGATGATTTTATGAAATATGTAAGTAAATATTTGGACGAGAAAAACGAATCGGTATCTTATGAGCAAGTTTTAAAAGCTATAGAAGATTATGCTTTTATAGGTTCATCTTATTATTTTGACCCTAAAACAAAATATAAGACTAAAGCAGTTGATGTTAATTATGTTGAATGTTCAACCAATCCTAATTATATAATTAGCTATAATAGAAGGGGCGAGGTTGTAGGAATACTACGAAAGGAATCATTACTTAAGCGAAATGACTCACGATTAAAAAATGGTAGAAATTATTGTAAATCTGTTGAAGCACAAATTAATAAACTATTAATGCCTCCTGAGTCAGACGCAAAAGTTAAAGGTAAACTTAAAATAATTGTACAATATTTACAATCATTGATAAATGATTAAATTTGAAGTTAGCGAATAAAGAGATTTTAATATACTATATATAGTAAGATAAATTAATAAAAATAAAGGAGTTGGTTTTAAATGGCTAAAATAAACATTAAGGATGCAGGAAAATTTACAAACGTAGGTTCAAGTGAATATTTTACACTAAAAGATGATGGTGATATTGCTCAAGTAAGAATGTTATATACTGACCCAGAAGGTGGAGATATGGACTTCTTTTTAGTACACCAAATAGAAATTGAAGTTAATGGTAAAAAAGTAAGAAAATATGTAAGTTGCTTAGCAGTGGACGAAGATGGACATATACACAAAGATGATTGCCCATTATGTAAAGCTGGGTATAGAACACAGGAAAAATTATTCCTACAATTATATGACGAAACTGATGGCAAACTTAAAGTTTGGGAAAGAGGAAAAAACTTTGTAGGTAAAATAGTTAGCTTTTTAAATAGATATGGCAGCCTAGTAGAACGTCCAATAGAAATAGAACGTAAAGGTAAAAAAGGTGATACAAATACAACTTACGAAATGTTTGCATTAGAAAAAGATGGCAAAGGTTTAGAGGATTTCCCTGAAAAAGTTAACATTGAAGGTACTTATGTTACAAAAGTAACTAAAGCGGACATGATAGATATAGTAGACGGTATATATGATTGGGGTGGCAATAAACCTAACAGTAATGAAGAACCTGCATCAATTAGACGTGAAGAAGCACCAAGAAGAGAGAGTAGAAGACGTAGAGTGGTGGACGACGAATTTTAGTTTTATTAGGAGGTAAGTAGTATGAAATACAATTTTAAAATATTCCAAAATTTACAAGAAGTTGAAGTATTTTGTGCTAAGAATATTAATAAAATTGAAGTGATAAGTTTAGTACCTAACCAATATTACGGAAAACATGATGATTATCAAACTATTCATCATTATAAACCAATGGATTATCTACTGACTTATAAAAATATAGAAAAGTAAATAACAAGTAAATACCAGGTATAAATTACCTGGTATTTTTTATAGGAGGGTTAATAATGAGTTTATTTAAAGATACATTTAGTCGTTGCAGCAATAACAAAGAGGCTAATAAAAAAGCCTTAGAAGTATTAAATAAAAAGAAAAATAAAAAAGCTCCAGTGACTACAGTGGTGCCAAAGACAATGAAAGATAAAGTGGAGTATGCTAAAATGATGTCCACTAAAATATTTAGTGACAGACTTGACAAAATGGAACTAGTAACCACAATGGAAAGGTTAAAACAATTTGATAAAAAAGTAGTGGCAAACGGTATAGTTGCACTGGATACTGAAACAAACGGACTTGATAGAATAGACGGAAAAGTAGCCGGTATTTGCTTATACACACCTTATGAAAAAGGTATTTATATACCAGTGGGGCATATAAGTTATATGACAAATATGGAACTGCAAAGTAATGTGCCTATAGAAGTAGTTAGAACACTAATACAATCCTGGGTAGACAATAATATTAGATTTGTGTTGCATAATGCTAAGTTTGATATGCACATACTATATTGGATGGTGGGTGTAAAAATAGTGCCATACTGGGACACATTAATTGGAGGGTATTTACTTAATGAGAATGAGCCTCACGGATTAAAAACCTTATGGCAAAAGTATTGCACAGGTGAAAGTGCTGAGGTAGGTAAATTTGGTGAATTGTTCAATGGTATTGAGTTCAATAAAATACCACCTGATGTTGGCTATATGTATGCAGCCTTTGACCCTATAATGACTTTTGAGTTATATGAATTTCAACGTGAGTATTTGGATAGAGACGGAAAATACTGTTATAAAAAAGGACTTGAGAGAGTGGCAGATGTATTCAGGAATATAGAAATGCCATTAATAGAAGTAGTATTTGATATGGAGGCACAAGGAGTAGACATAGATACAAACTTAGCTCAAGAGTTAAAACAACGATATACTACGTATATGGACAACGCGCTTAATGAGTTCAATACACAAGTATCTGAACTTGATAAACAGGGAGTATTCAATGACTTAAGAGTAAAACATCCTGATAAATATAACAAAATAAGTGAGTTTGGAGAAGTAAATATTAATATAGGAAGTAATCAACAGTTAGTAATATTATTCTACGATGTCTTAAAATTAGAGCCACCAAAAGGTCAACGTAGCGTGGGAGAAGAACAGCTGAAACAATTACATCATCCATTAGTGAATAGTATATTAGAGTATAGAGGTATGAGTAAACTATTAAGTACTTATATTGATGCCATTCCTGAACATATAAGCAAAAGAACTGGTAAGTTACACGCGAACTTTAATCAGTATGGAGCTAAAACTGGTAGATTTAGTAGTAGTGACCCAAACTTACAAAATATACCAAGTAGGACTAAAAAATTAAGTGATGGCACTGTAATAGATGCTGGACATGATATTAGACAGATGTTTGTTGCAGGCCCAGGTAATGTAATAATTGGTGGTGACTTCTCACAACAAGAACCGAGATGTTTGGCACATATGAGTCAGGACGAACATATGATACAAGCATATTTAGACGGTAAAGATTTATATAGTACTATAGCCAGTAAGTTGTATAATATGCCATATGATGAGTGTAAAGAGTTCAGACCTGACGGTACAGTTAACCCTGAAGGGAAACAACGTAGAAGTTCCGTTAAACCTATATTACTAGGAATTATGTATGGTAGAGGTGTAACAAGTATAGCCGAGCAGATGAATATCAGTAAAGAGGAGGCACAACAAGTTATTAACGACTTTTACAATCAGTTTCCAAAAGTAAAAGGATTTGTAGACTTTGCTCAAGAGAATGCAAGAGAGTATGGTTTTGTAGAAACTGCGTGGGGAAGAAAAAGAAGATTACCAAATATGCAGTTAGACCCAATTGAAATAACAGTTGAGAATCCTAACTTAGTTGATACATTTAATCCATTAGATTTTACTGGAACTGCCAATACAGAGGTGACCGATGAGGTTTATTTTAAATATCTTAAATTAATGAATAGAGCCTTTGGTAGAGAGGCAAAAGAGAAGATTAAACAACTGGCCAAAGATGAAGGTTATAAAATAGTTGATAATGGTGGATATATAGCAGATGCTCAGAGACAATGTGTTAACAGTATAATACAAGGTAGTGCGGCTGATATGACTAAAATAGCAATGATAAGAATTCATGACAATAAAAGACTACAAGAATTGGGATATAAATTAATCATACCGGTGCATGATGAAGTATTAGGAGTATGTCCAAAAGAGAATGCCAAAGAGGTGAGAGATATATTAGAGTACATTATGGTACACGTAGTAGACGGAAAATTTGAAATACCAATGAAAACTGATATTGAATGTACGTATAGATGGTATGGAGAAGGAATAGAAATTTAATAAATATTTAAAACTCGGTTAGTAAAAGCCGAGTTTTTTATATACTATATATGTATAACAAATAAGAAAAAGGAGATGTGTAATAATGAGTAAAGAAATTGCAGTAGTATTAAATAGTGGTGGTGTAGATAGTACAACAGCAGTGGGATTAGCAGTAGATTTATATGGAAAAGAGAATGTTGTTACAGTTAGTGCGTATTATGGACAAAAGCACAGTATTGAATTGAAATGTGCAAAAGATATAGCTGAGTATTATGATGTAAAACATATAGAAATAGATTTAAGTAAAATATTCGCATATAGTAACTGTTCTCTATTATCTAATAGTACAGAGGAAATTAAACATAAAAGTTATGCAGACCAAATAGCTGAGGACGGAGAAGGAATGGTGAGAACTTATGTACCATTTAGAAATGGATTATTATTAAGTAGTGTAGCTGCCATAGCGATGAGTCTAGTTGAAGACAAACCAGACACAATTGCTACTATATATTTAGGAGCTCATGCAGATGACGCGGCTGGTGAAGCCTATGCTGACTGTAGTCCTGAATTTACTGAGACTATGGATAAAGCTATATCAATTGGTACTTATGACAAAGTTAGAGTTCATGCTCCTTTTGTAAATATGACTAAAAAAGATATTGTACGTTTGGGATTAGATTTAAAAGTGCCATACGAATTAACTCATAGCTGTTATGAAGGTGAAAGACCTTGTTGTGGTACTTGTGGTACTTGTATAGATAGAATAAATGCCTTTAAGGCAAATGGTGCAGTTGACCCTGTACCATATAAAATAAATATAAACTGGGAGGAAAAATAATATGTATAAAATAATAAAGAAAATGGAAGTTGCAGGAGCTCATAAATTAGATTTACCTTATGAAAGTAAATGTAGTAATCTACATGGACATAACTGGAATATAGAAGTTCAAATAGAGAGTGAAGAATTAACTGAGTATGGAATGGTAATGGATTTTACTCACATAAAAAAAGTTGTAAACCAATTAGACCATGCTTTTATAAATGATGTTGTTGGAGTTAATCCAACTGCTGAGAATATTGCTAAATGGATAGCTGACCAATTAACTGGTATGTTTGATGGCATATATGTAAAATGTACTAGAGTAAGCGTTGAGGAAAGTGCTCATAACACTGCAATATATGAAGTTAAAGGGGGATGTAATTGTGGAAGATAAAATGTATAAAGTAAATGAGATATTTTTAAGTATAGATGGAGAAGGAGTTAGAACTGGATTGCCTACAGTCTTTATAAGACTGTATGGCTGTAATTTAAAATGTAGTTACTGTGATACTCGTTATAGTTGTGAAAATAGTGAATATACTGAAATGCCATTAATGGATATATTAGATGAGGTATTAACATACGGAGTTCCTCGTGTAACATTAACTGGAGGAGAACCACTAATACATGAGAATGTAAAAGATTTAATCAACTCTTTAGTAGCTAATGATGTTGAAGTAAATATTGAAACTAATGGAGCAGTTGATTTAGATAAGTTTTGGGAATACAAGTATAATAGTAAAGTAATATTCACAATGGATTATAAATGTGCAAGTAGTGGCATGGAAGATAAAATGAAATTATGGAATTTAAAACTATTACAACCTAAAGATGTAATTAAATTTGTAGTTAGTAATTACAATGAATTAGAAAAAATGGAATATATACTAGAGGAAAGCGAGTGTAAAGCTCAACCTTATGTATCACCAGTATTTGGTAAAATAGAACCAAAAGAATTAGTTGAGTATATACTGGATAATAAATTAAACAATGTAAAAGTACAAGTTCAGTTGCATAAAATAATATGGAATCCAAATATGAGAGGTGTATAATATGATAGATACTAAGAAAATTGAAAGTGCAGTAAGAGAAATATTAGAAGCGTTAGGAGATGACCCAGACAGAGCAGGACTAAAAGAGACTCCTAAAAGAGTCGCTAAAATGTATCAAGAAGTATTTGAAGGTATGAACTATACAAATGAAGAAATAGCTGAGATGTTTGATAAATGTTTTTATGATGAGGGAGCAGATGACCTTGTAACTGTATCTAAAATACCAATTTTTAGTTATTGTGAACACCACTTGGCATTAATGTATAATATGACTGTCAGTGTTGGATACATAGCAAACGGAAAGGTTATAGGACTTAGTAAAATTGCTAGAGTGGCAGACATGGTAGCTAAGAGACTACAATTACAAGAACGTATTGGAGAAGATATTGCTGATATACTACAGATGATATTAGATACAGAAGATATAATTGTAGTAGTAGAAGGTGAACATAGTTGTATGACTGCAAGAGGAATTAAATCTCGTGGAGCTAAAACAAGAACTGCAACTATAAGAGGTAGATTTAAAACTAATATTGAATTAAGACAAGAAGCATATGAATTATTTAGATAAAAAATTAAGTGGTCAGTTAGTAAACTGGCCACTTTTTATATACTATATATGTAATTAAAAAGGAGTTGATAACATGAGTTTTGATTTATACTTCGCAGGAGTGAGAGATATTGAAGCTGATGAAGCCATGATGGCAAGAGGAAGTTGTAGATTATATTCTCAACTACGTGATAGGAGTAGAGGAAAATTATGGTTACAACAAGCTAAAGAAAAACCAGGTACAAAAGTATTTGTAGATAGTGGAGCATATAGTGCCTGGTCAAGAGGTAAAAGTATTGATACAGATGAGTATATAAATTATTTAAATGAGAATACCAATGAGTTAACATTGTTTGCTAGTGTAGATAATATACCAGGAGAATTAACGAGAACACCAACACTAAAAGAGAAACAACAATCTCCATTATTATCGTGGGAAAATTATATGTATATGAGAGAGCGAGTAAAAGAACCCGACAAATTATTACCAGTTTTTCATATGGGAGAAGATTTTAAACATCTGAGTAATATGTGTAATACAATATTAGACGGAAAACATATACCATATATAGGGTTAGGAGGAACAGTTGGAGTTAGACCAAGTTCAGTAAAGAGTAATTGGTATAAACAATGTTTTAAAGTAATAAAAGAGAGTAATAACCCAAATATAAAAACACATGCTTTTGGAATGACTAGTTTGAATATATTAGAGAATTATCCATTTACAAGTGCTGATAGTACTACCTGGATGATGTTGGCAATTAATGGAAATATTCTTACAAAATATGGTGTTGTAGGATTATCTAATTCTGCTCAACACAGACCTAACCACATATTAAAATTACCAAAAGATGTACAGAAACAAGTGGAAGCACAAATAGCTGAATGTAATTTGACATTAGAAGAATGTGTAGAAAATACTAACTTGAGAACTGTTGTTAATATTCATTATATACAAAACTGGGCAGATAAGTATAAATACAAAGGTAACAATAGGTTTCAAAAGAGATTATTTTAGGAGGTGAGCTGAATGAGTTTTAACTTATATTTAGCGGGAAGTAAAGTAAATACTCAGAATGACATAATAATAAAAAGAGAATGTGATGTACTATTTTCACAAATAAATGACAGAAAAGCTATAATGAAGTTTTTAGAAGTAATGTCCAATAATAAGTTATTTATAGACTCGGGAGCATACAGTGCTTGGAGTAAAAATAAACATATAGACGTAGAAGATTATATAAAGTTTATAAATGATAATACAGACAAATTTACTTTGTTTGCAAGTGTAGATGACATTCCAGGTGAGTTAAAAAGAAAACCTACATTATTAGAGCAACGTGAATCGCCTGAGAAGTCTTGGCATAATTATTTATATATGAGAGAGCAAGTAAGAGACAAAGATAAACTATTACCAGTATTTCATATTGGAGAAGACTTTAGACATTTACAAAATATGTTAGAGGCAACGTTCAATAATAAACATATTCCATATATAGGACTTGGTGGAACTGTTGGATTGGCCAGCTCAGTAAAAGAAGATTGGTATAAACAATGTTTTAAGATTATACAACAAAGTAAGAATCCAAAAGTAAAAGTTCATGCGTTTGGGATGACTAACTTAGACATATTAGAAAATTATCCCTTTGAGAGTGCAGACAGCACAACGTGGTTAATGGCTGCAATAAATGGAGAGTTATGTACCAAATATGGTAGAATATGTGTATCACCAAAAGTACAACACAAAGTCAGTCATTATAATAAATTACCACAGTTAGTACAGAGACAAATAAATGAGCAATGCGTTTCATATGGAACATCAATAGAGCAATGTATGGAAAACCAAGAGAGTAGACAATTATACAATATAAATTACTTTAAAGATTGGGCAGATAACTATAAATATAAAGGTAATAACAGATACCAAAAAAGATTATTTTAGGAGGGAAAATTATGAAAGTAAATACAAGTGTATTAAAAGATATGTTGAAAGCTGTAAGCGGATGTAAACCAAGTAAAATATTAGAAATAACTAATTACTATGAGTTAGATTTTAGTGTAGAAGGATTATCATTGAGAGCAACAGACGGCATAAACTTCATAACAATTAATCACCCAACAGAATGTGATGAGAACATGTCAGTTATAGTAAAAGCTGACCAATTTAGTAAATTAATTAATAAAACTACTAAAGATACAGTGACACTTAAATTGACAGATAACTACTTAGAAGTAAAAGGTAATGGTAATTACAAAGTTGAAATAGTTAATGATGAAGTTTACCCAACTTTAGACATAGATACTGATAAAGAATTTACTGTAACTTATACAACTTTAAGTAATGCAATAACTAGTGGCGCTAAAGCTAAGAGTAATGTACCAACAGATGGTGTATTATTTAGTTACTTAGTAAGAGATAGTGAGATAGTTACTGCCGATGCAATAAAAGTATATAGTACTGAGTTAGACGGTAAAGATTTAGAAGAAATAGAATTATTAATACCTCCAACATTAGCAAACTTATTACAATCAATAGATGTTGAGAACATAAAATTTATGGTAGATAAAGATTGCTCAACATTGAGAGCGGTAGGACAAAATATAACTATTACTGGAGCCTTACAAGAGGGAGCAGATGAGTATCCCGATGTATTTCCATTATTGACTAGTAATTATCCTCATACTTGTGAAGTAGACGTTAAGCAAGTTTTACAAGCATTAGATAGATTAGATTTATTTATAGGTATATACGATAAAGGTATTATAGATTTAGTATTTAGTGACACTAATATGGTCATATCAACTTCTAGTAAGTCCCTAGAAGTGATTGAATATACTAAGGCGATAGATTTATCGGAACCATTTATTATCAGTGTAAATAACGCTTATATGAAGGACTTATTTAGTGCAGTAGATGAACCTAATGTAACTATAGAATTTGGTACAGAGGAAACACTTAAACTACAAACTAAAGATAGTATAATGTTGTTGGCAACTGCCGATGAAGAATAGGAGGTCTATATGAAACTAAATAAAATAGCCAAGATGGTCAGAGCTGAAAAGAGTAATGAGATTGCTCAACAGTTTGTGAATGACTTAATATATACAATAGAGAAGGAGAATGAAAGTGATTATATCCCAACTAGGTCTTATAAACCTAGTGGGATAGCAGGTTGTAAGAGAGGTCTATATTATCAGATGGTAGGTGCTCAACCAGATGAACAAAGTAGTGGATTAAATTTAATCGGTATCTGTGAGAGTGGAACTGATAGACATGAGACAATACAAGATTATATACAACAAATGGCAAAATACACTAATAATTGTAAATGGATTAATGTAGCTGAGTATTTACACAGACAAGGAATTACTGACCCTCAGGTGGTATCTCAAGAAGGAAATGAAACTAAGTTATTCAGTAAGAAATATAATATGAGATTTATGTGTGATGGATTAGTGAACTATAAAGGAGAGTACTATATAATAGAGATTAAAACTGAGAGTACACATAAATATAACTCACACGAGGGACCACATCAAGCACATAAACTACAAGCAGCTTGTTATTCTATGTGTATAGGAGTACCGAAAGTAATATTCATCTATGAGAATAGAGATAATTGCAGTAAAAAAGGTTATTTATTTGAAGTACCAAAAGAAATGATTGAGAACATAGAAGATACTATACAGTACGTAGATGACTGTGTGAGATTAAATGTAGTACCACCAAAAGAGCCTAAATGCACGTACTGTAAATATAAAACTATCTGTGCTAAGGAGGATGCTCATGAACTATGGTAAGAAATTCGAGAATAACTTTAAGAAGGGAGTTGGTAAAGAATTAGTGAGATTATATGATACTACTAATGGATATGCAGGAGTAAAGAATCCTTGTGATTTTATTTACTATAGATATCCCTTCCAATATTTGTTTGAGTTAAAAAGTGTAAAAGGTAGTAGATTTGATTTTAGTAATATAACAGACAATCAAAAGGAACAATTGGATTTTTACAGCCATATAAAAGGCTGTAATCCAATGGTAGTTGTTGAGTTCAGAGATTATAAAGAAGTATATATGATACCCTGGAGTACTATAAAAAGAACAATAGCAAACAATAAGCAAAGTTTAACTATACATGATTGTGCAGTAATAGTTAGTGTTTGTAGACTACCGGTGGAATACCAAAGGATAAATTTTAAACTGGACAAGGAAACTTTTAACAGTAGAATATTCTTAATGGCTCAATTGAAGGAGTGTGCTGATAATGAGTAAATTAGATATTATAAAAGAGTTCAATAAACAATGTGGTGATGTAGTTAATACTGCATTAACTATTAGTGAAAAATATACAAGTACATTGGATGATTGCATATATGAAGTTAAAGAACTACTACAAAATACCTCTACACTAAGTAATGATGACTTGGAGAAATATATAGCACTATTACCTGTGTTGATGTATGAACTAATAGATAAAATGCAGGTACTAGGAGTTAGAGTTGATGCAGCTAAGACTCAAAAGAAAACACGTTTTAACACTGCTTATATGCACAGTGATGAGAGTACAGTGGCAGCTAAAACAAGTGATGCTCAACTAATGGTGGAAGAAGAACAATTTATTGAAGACATATATATAAGAGTGTATAAACAATGTGAGAAGAAATTAGATATAGCAGATATGCTACACAGTAGCTTGAAGAAATTAATGAACTTGAGACTTAATGAATTTAATGTAACAAGAAATAATATGATGGCCAATGGGAGGGATTATTAATGGCAAATAAAAAAGTAAAAGTGAGATTATTTGAAGGAGGTAAAGCTCCACAAAGTAAAAATGGTAATTGGTATGACTGTTATGTACGTACTGCAAGTGTAAATGGTGTAGAGCCTACTGGTAATATAATAAGGTTCTCACCTGGAGATATAATAGTAGTCAATTTAGGATTTGCTATGGACATGGGAAAAGGCTACGAGGGATATATATTACCTCGTAGTAGTACCTTTAAACATACTGGTCTACTACTTACTAATAGCATGGGATTAGTAGATGATACGTATTGTGGTGATAATGATGAATGGTTAGTAATGTTTTATAGTACTAGATATGGAGCCTTTAAAAAGGGTGATAGATTAGTACAAATAAGTGTTAAAAAGAGTACTCCTTTAGATATAGACGAAGTTGATATATTAGGCAATGAAGATAGAGGGTCATATGGTACTACAGGGAAATAAAACAGAGTGGGTGGTTAGTAAATCACCCACTTTTTCTATACTATATATGTAAAACAAATAAATAAAAAGGAGTGGTATGTATGAGTAAACCAATGGATTTAGGAATTAAACAAGCTAAAATGACTATGAGTAAAGGAATAGGAGGTCCCTTTGGAGCTGCTATAGTAAATAGTAAAACTGGAGAAATAATTTGTGTAGATAGTAATCATGTATTAGGTAATAATGACCCAACTGCTCATGCTGAGATATGTGCTATAAGAACTGCCTGTAAGATATTAAATACATTCGATTTAACTGGATATACTTTATATGCCACTGGATATCCTTGTCCAATGTGTATGGCTGCAATAATATGGGCTAACTTGGATAAAGTGATATATGCTGGTGATGTAAAAGATGCTGAAGAAATAGGTTTTAGAGATGATTTTATATATGATTTTATAAAAGGAGATTGTAAGAATAGAGAAGTGGTTCCCGTGGAGCATGACCCTAAATCTAGAGACAAAGTAAGAGAACTATACAAAGAATACCAAGAAACTAATAAGGAGATGTATTAATATGAGAGAAATAGATTTAAAAATGGCTGCATTAAATAAAAAATTTGGTGCAGATATAATACAACAAGGAACTGACATAATAGAGGTAGATAAAATACCTTTTAGTTCACCAATGGCAAACTATATGACATATGGAGGAATACCAATTGGAAAAATAACTGAGTTCTTTGGAGGTGAAGGTGGAGGAAAAACAACATCTGCTCTTGATATTTGTGGTAATGCACAAAAGAAATTTACTGAGATGTATAGTAAAAAAGTTGGTGAATTGATACAACAGATAGAACTATTACAACAAACTAATACAAAACAATCTCAAAAGGAACTTAATAAGTTGAGTGCAGAATTAGATAAAGTACAAGAAAAAGGAGAAAAATTAGTACTATATATAGATACAGAACAAACATTGGATACTGAATGGGCTAAGTTACTTGGAGTAGATACAGAGAAGATGATATTAGTAAGACCACAAGAACAGACTGCTGAACAGGTACTACAAATAATAATTGAATTAATATCAACTGGCAATGTAGGTTTATGTGTATTAGACAGTATACCATGTCTAGTTCCTCAACAAATATTTGATGAGAGTATGGAAAAGAAAGCGTATGGCGGTGTATCTCAACCACTAACTGTATTTTGTAGTAAAATTTTACCTCATTTAACAGTAAATCAATGTGCGTTCATAGGAATTAATCAAATACGTGAAGACTTAGGTAGTATGTTCAGTACTATAAGCACACCTGGTGGAAAAGGATGGAAACATGCTTGTAGTTTAAGAATTAGATTTAGAAAAGATACATTATTAGATGAGAACAACAAAGAGTTGAGTAGTAAAGCTGAAAATCCTGCCGGCAACAGAGTTGGCATGGAGATAATTAAAACTAAAGTATGCAAACCAAATAGAAGATTAGGATATTACACTCTAAAATACTTAGAGGGTGTAGATACTTTATACGATATGATTAATGTTTGTATGTTTTATAAAATAGTACAACAAGCAGGTTCTTGGTATAGAGTAATAGATGAGCAAGGTAATATAGTATTAGATAAAGAAGGGAATGAACTGAACTTCCAAGGTATGACTAGATTTATTAATTATCTACATGAACATGAAGACGTGGTACATGAGTTATTAACTAGACTAAATGAGGTGATGTTAGATGAGTAATAATGGAAATAAGTGCCAAGAAATTGTTATGAGATATAAAAACGGAGATAAAGAGGCGATAAACGAATTACCACAGTACATAGACAATATGGTATATTCCCTATTAAAACCATATAAATTATACAATGATAGAGATGAGCTGTACCAGGTCGCATGGCAGTGTATAATGAAGTGTGTAGACCATTATGACCCTTCATATGGCACACTATTCACAACTTTTGCATATCCCTCAATAAAAAGAGAATTAAGACAGTACAGAAATAGAATAGACAAACATAATAGATATACTACAGATGGTGAACAAAATATATATAAGATATTATCCATAGATGGATATATACAACTCAAACATCATGGCCATATTAGATACACTTCATTAGAGAATTATTTGAAAAGTAAAGAAGATGTAGAGCTTAGTGCTTTAGTACGTGAGTTAAAAGAGATTATTAGAGAAGAACTAAAGAACGTGAAGAATGACAAACAACGTGCTATAATAGCTGACTATCTGTGTGGCATAAAAGGTACATACATAGCATATCAGTACAGTGTATCACCTGCGTATGTATCAAGAGTAGTAAAAGATTTTTTTAAAAAAGTTAAAGACCAAGTTAGCGAATAAGAGATACCTCCTATACTATATATAGGAGGTTTTATTTTAGGGAGGTGTTTTTAATGAGTACGAGAAGTAAAAGTGATGAACAGGAGCAATATGTAGCAAATTACTTAGATGGAGAAGTGACACCAAATAGTGGAGCTGGCCACACTAAAAAAGGTGATGTGTTAGTTGATAACTTCTATTTAGTAGAATGTAAGACAAAAATGCAACCTACAACACAGTTCACAATAAAAAGGGAGTGGCTGACAAAACTACAACAACAATCATTAGCAATGCACAGACCTTATACTGCATTAGTATTTGACTTTGGAAAAGTAGGGGAAGAATATGCAGTAATATCTTTACAAGATTTAAAAGATTATATTGAGAAATTAAAGGAGGAGTTATAATATGGAAGCATTAGCAACTAAATATAGACCAAGAACATTTAAAGATGTTGTATGTCAAGATAATGTGAAAAAGGTATTAAGTAATCAATTACAAACTGGTGAGATAAAACAGGCTTATCTATTTTGTGGCTCAAGTGGTACTGGTAAAACTACCAGTGCTAGGATATTTGCAAGTGATGTAAATGGTGGTAAAGGAAAACCTATTGAAATAGACGGTGCCAGTAACAATGGTGTTGATAATATACGTAGTATAATTGATGATTGTAGAATGAAGAGCCTGGATAGTAAATACAAAGTATATATAATAGACGAGGTGCATATGTTAAGCATTGGAGCGTTTAATGCACTATTAAAAGTATTAGAAGAACCACCAAAAGGAGTTATATTCATACTATGTACTACTGACCCACATAAAATACCTGCCACTATATTGAGCAGACTTCAAAGATTTGACTTTAAGCGTATACCTCAGTTTGAGATAGTACAAAGATTGAAATATATATTAGATAGAGAAAATAAAGAGATAGTCCAATCATGTGGAGGTAGTAGAGACGCAGTGCATGATATAACATGGGCTAAAAAAGAAGGTATAGAAGTAATTGAGTATGATACAGAGGCACTGGAATATATAGCTAAGTTAGCCGACGGTGGAATGAGAGATGCCATAATGAAATTAGATACAGTAATAGGATATACAAATAATATTACATTACAAGCTGTATTAGATTGCTTAGGTATTACTAACTATGAACATCTATTAAAGATAGTACAAGGTATTATAAATAAACAAGCAGATGAGCCGATACAAATAATAGACAGTATATACAGAGACGGCAAGGACTTAAAACTATTTGTAAAGGACTTAAATAAGTTTGTACTAGACCTATGTAAGCTGAACATAACAAGAAATAAAGAACTAACAATGATACCAACTGACATAATGAGACAGTGTATCCACATAGCAACTAATACTTCAAAATATGACTTAGTAGATATATTAGACGGAGTAAATAACTTATTAGACAAGATAAAATATGAGCAGAATCCTAAAAATTTGATTGAAAGCGAGTTGATTATTTTATGTCTAAAATAATAGGACAATGTAAATTACAAGCTAAGTTGAATGGTCAACCTATCCCCCACTTTTTTATATTGTGGGGTGATAGAGGAGCTGGAAAGTATTTGATGAGTAAACAAATAGCTAATAATAACCATTACAATTATGTATCAGTGGAGAATAATATAGAAGGTATTAGACAATTAATAGAAGACTGTACTGCTATATCAACACCGACATTATTTTATATAAAGGGAGATGAGTTATCTATACCAGCTCAGAATGCACTTCTTAAATTAGCAGAAGAACCACCTAGTAAGGGATATATAATGATTGGAGTAAGAAACATTGATAACTTATTAGCTACAATACGTAGTAGAGCAAAACTATTAATAATGGATAATTACAGTGTACATGAGTTAAATGACATCTTTGATTTATATGACTTAGGAGAAGTACCTAGAGATATATTATGTAGAGTAGCCACAACACCTGGACAGATATTGGAATATGTTGATAAAGATTTTATTAATATGTATCAATACGCATTAAAGGTATACAACAATATATTGAAGGTCAGCACTGGCAATGCTTTTAAGATATGTAATCCAATAGGATTCAAAGAGAATGATGGCTATCCAGTGGAATTATTTTTAGAATTGTTTAAACAAGTAGTAATAGATGAGCAGAAACATAGCAGTTATGTAGATTATAAGATGATAGAGTATACTAGCTCAGCTCTATGGGACTTAAGAATAAGAGGAGCCAATAAACCATTGATATTCGATATTTGGGTATTAAATATTAGAACTTTAAGGGGGAAATAATATGTTACCATTACAAAATGATGCAAGAGCAATTAAAAAGTTTGCCAAACAATTTGCAGAGGCTTATAAAGATTGTTTTGCCTGGTATAGCGAGGAGAAATATGTCCGTGGGTTTGCTACGAGACATTTTGAAACTGTATGTGCTATCAATGAAGATGAGAATGGAATTATAATAAGTAAGAAAAATAAAAAATTATTTGTAGATGAGTTTAGTAAAATAACATTAAATAATATACTATATATGAAACAAGAACACAACCAAAGGGAAAAACAAGACATGAAGAAACATGGAGTAAAGAGAAAAAAACAAAAGGGAGGAAAATAGTATGATAATATTTAATTTTATGTGTTTAATAATGGCGATGAGTATAGTGATTGATTGGATAACACAAACAATAGGAGATAGAGACATTGACGGGATGAGCGCAATAGCAATTTCAATAGCAATATGGTACTTAGTACAAATAGTGGGAGGAATAAAATTATGTTAGGTTTATTAGACTTACAAACACAAATAAGGGAAGGTAGTTTACTTCCCTTTTATATTTTTACTGGAGAAGAAATAGAGTTACAGAATATCTACTTAAAACAGATGGGCAATGTAATAAGAGTAGACAGAGTGGCAGACATCTATAACAAAATAACTAGTAAATTAATAAGTGGTAAATTTGCAGTATATGTAGTTAGAGATGATATGGATTTTATAAAGAGTGAGAAAACGTGGAGCAGTATAAGTGATAGAATTAGAAATGTAGTATTAGTAATACAAGTTACAACACCAAATAAATGTAAGAAGTTCATAAAAGAATTAAATGATTGTGTAGTTGAATTCAATCACATGACTACAAAACAATTATTGAATGTAGTCAATATGGACTGTAGTGTGAGTAATAAACAATATTTCATTGAAGCGTGTAATAATGACTTGAATACAATAAATAATTATCTTGATATATTCAAGAGAGCAGGAATAAAAGAGTTGAATAAAAAGATAGTAGATGAGTATATTCCAACAAAAGAAGATGTAACTGTATTCCAGTTAGCCGATGCAGTAATGAGAAAAGATGAGCAACTAACATTCAAGTTATTAGACCAATTACTAGAAGATAAAAATAATGTAATGGGTATTATATATGCTATATATTCTCAACTTCATAAATGTGTATTAGTAGAAGGATACAGAGGCGAGAAGAATATAAGCAAAGTAACTGGTATTAATAGTTGGATATGTAATAATATACTACGTGATAACCGTATAGAACCTCCTAAATTACTTACTGCCCTACGATTGGTACAGAAATATGATAAAGGGATTAAAACTGGTAAATATGACGGTGTAATGGCTTGTTATAGTTTAATAGTAGAAATTTTAAGTTGTTGTTAGTAAAATGTTAAATTTTTCTATACTATATACAAGGAGATGATAGTAATGAAAATAAACAAAGAATTTGAAATTACTACTGATAAAGATAAGAATTATGTATTAATCCAAACTTATAAAACTAAGGTTGGAACATACACAACAAAAGAGAGATATTATCCGACATTAGAAAAAGCGTTGGAAGATTGTTTAAAATTAGGTATACTGCAAACTGAATTAAAGGATTTAAAAACTGTATTAGATACCTTAAATAAATTAGAAAAAGATATTAAAAAGAGTTTAAAGGAGGTAAAGTGGTATGAGAAGAAGATGTAAAAAATGTAACGGTGATGTAGAGTATTGTAAAATGGGTAGAGGTAGCTACAGTTTAATATTTTTCTTAACTGGTGGATGTATGATGTGGATACCAATACTTGGTTGGATTGCTGCACCAATATGTTTTATATTAGCAATATTAATGTTATTAGTACCAACTCACTATTTTGTGAAATGTGTTAGATGTGGTGAAGTTGTTAATATAACAAAAGAAGAATACGAGGAGGTAATGAGATAATGTTTGCTGAACAAAATTTTAAAGTAACTTTAGTTAATAAAGAAGAGGTGGCACAATTCATAACAAAACACGGTGAATTTGCTTGTGTATGTTATGACACACCAAAAGAGCAGGCGGACAAAGTAGGGTTACATTGTTTAAAGAGTGGACATTTAAGTGGTAGTAGACATTTATTCTTTGTATTTGAGTTAAATAGAATACCACGTTTTACAATAGACCAGTTAGTAAGACACGAAGTAGGAGTAGTAAAAAATGTACAAAGTTTAAGATATGTGACAAAGAATAGAATTGATGTATATATATCACCCGAAGTAAGAAGGAACCCCCAACTTGTTAAATCTCATTTTTTAAGTGAAGAATATGCAGCAACTTGTTACCAACTAACAATTGATAAAATGAAACAATTAGGGGTTAATAAAGAACGTGCAAACGAGATAGCAAGAACTTTTTTACCAATAGGAATTGCAAGTAAATGTAGTTTTGCAGTAAACATAGAAGGTCTTATACATTTAGCAAATGTAAGATTATGTAATAGAGCTGAATTACCAATACATTATTTAGTAGAACAAATGGTAAAAGAAGTAGTTGCAGTTGAGCCAAGATATAAAGAATTATTAGTTCCACAATGTAAAAAATTAGGGTATTGCCCAGAAATGAAAGGGTGTGGAAAATATGAGCCGAAGAAAAAGTAAAAGTGATAGAGAATTAGTGGCAGACTTGACAGACAGAGTTAAATTATTTTGTGATAGTATGTATGATGGTAAAACTAGGGGCTGCAAAGATTGTCCCCTAGCACAATACGACACGGCGGACTGTAGGTTGGCATATATGCAATATATATTAAGTAAAGGTGAGGTGGAGTAAATGAATAACAATAATGTATTAAAATTTTTAGGATTTATTTTCAAAGTATTTGCAATAGTAAATTTTATACTTATGTTTGGTGATATACGTTTAAGAGAGTATACATGGGCTATAATAAGTGGCTCATGTGTGATAGTATGTTACGGTATCGCTAAATTAATAGATTTAACAGAAATAAAATAGGAGGGGAAAAGGATGAATAATACAACAGTTGCAAACTTAGCTACTATAGGTGGAATTACAATAGCTACTATAATAGCTGGATTTTCATTCCCAGTAAGTTTGGGAATTATTGGAGCAACAACAATAGGATGTGCATATTTAACATATAAGGAGGATAAATAATGGACGAATATTATTACACTAATGAACAAATAGAATGCAGGGTCTTAGCACCCTGCAATATTGAACGACTAAAAGAGCATAGACAATGTGAGTTTTGCCATTTATGCTTTGACTGCATTGTATATATGGACAGAAATAAAATAAATTTGTGCCAGTTCTTGGACAATTATTTAAAGGAGGAAAAATAGTATGGAAATTAAGAAGAAAAATTATCCCAAAGGGGATTTAGCTACTAGTGGAGATATAATCATTGATGGTGATAGTTATTTATTAATAGGGTGGGATTATGTTAAACAGAAAGCCATTACTATAAATTTAAGTGAAACTACTAATAATGTAAGAATATATAATAGTGGAGATGAGATTAGAGCTAAGTACAAAGATAATAGAATCATAAAAGCGCATGACATTGTATTGAGTTTTAGATAAAAATTAAGGGAGGAAAATAGTATGATACAATTAATGGGATGTTTATTAGGGTTAGCAGCAATACTTTGGTTAATAGTTATGGTTTTATTATGTGTGGAGGATAAAGACGATGATAATTAAAGTATTAATATTTGGTGTTGTTGGTGAGTTATTGTTAGGACTTATATATTTTTATATAGTATCAAAGGGAGGTAAATAGTATGGAATATAAAATAGGTGATGTTGTTAAAATAAGAGAGAACTTACAAGTAGGGGAACGATATGCAGAGTGTAGTGTTATACCAGATATGCTAAAATTTAGAGGTGCCGTTGATAGTATAGAATATATAGACCAAGACGGGGATTACCATTTAGCAAACGATAATAACCCTTATGTATGGAATAAAGATATGTTAGAACCGGCACTAACAATAAACCAAGCTAAAATGGATAGATTGGATATATACCAATATATATTAAACAACTTAGAGGAAACTTATAAAAATAAAAATAATGATTATGGTAATAGTGTTGCAGACACATATGAAAAATTTGGTGATTTATCATTCCTGGTAAGGATTACAGACAAATATAATAGACTATTAACATTGTGCAACCCAAACAACGAACAAAAGGTAAAGGACGAAAAGATTGATGACACTATATTAGACTTAGCAAACTACTGTTTATTATGGTTAGTTGAGAGAGAATATAAAGAACAATAGACGTACTTCACAATCCCACATAAAAAATGTGGGATTTTTTTATTTTTTTTTCAAAAAACACTTGATTAATTATACAAGTAGATGTATAATTAAGTTAATAAAAGATAAGAAAAAGGGGTTGAGGTAAATGTTAGATATAAAATTTGGCAAGATGGAATTACTTCATAGTTATCAAAAGCATGGCCTTAACAAATCTAAGATATTAGAAGCATTAGAAACTGGCATCAAAGATATAGTAACAGGTAAACAAAGCAACAAGTTGATATACACAATGAATTATACAACAATAGTATTAGACAAAGATAACAATTTCTTAACTGCTTACAAAACAAGTGAGCAACAATACAACACTAAAAAAATAAAAAGTTTAAATGGAGGTAAGTAATATGATGAAAAAATTAATGAGTTTAGGATTAGCTGGTATTTTAAGTGCAAGTTTATTAGTTGGATGTAATAACAATAACAATGATAAAGACGACACAGTAACAATTAAATACGTGGACGACCAAGGTAATGTTAAAAGAGAAAAAGTAACTAAAGAAGAAGCAAAACAAATAGAGCAAAAACAACAACAAACAACAAAAGATAATGGCACAACTAAAAAAGAACAAACTACAAAAGAACAACCTAAAGACGAAGACGAAATGACCGACGACGAAATGCAACAAAAAGGATTAATTAAGAAAAATGGTGGACATTTAGAAGATGAAGCTAAGAAACAAGAAAAAATACATGAACAAGAAGACCAAGAACAACAAGAAGGTAAATATCCTATTAGTTATGATGAAGATGGTACTCAAATAAATGATGAATATGGTAACTATACACCTGAATATGAACAAAAGAAACAAGAAGAATGGAATAGACATGAAAATTATGATGACGATGAAGATTATCCTAATAAGGACGTACATGATAGCTGTATAGACCCTGAAGATACAACTAGTGCAGACAACGATGTTGAGGAATCTCCAAGTGAAACAATAGAAAATAATTAAATATCTACTTAGTAAATAGAGCATTATTTCTATACTATATATGTAAGATAAATGAAGAAAATAACGGGAGGTACAATATGTTAAAAGTAAAGAGTAAATTAAAACCAATTAATGGCAAAGTTCAGGCATTCGTAAAAATGAAGGTAACACCACACCAGGAACCATTAGTATCACAATACGAATTAGTAGCCTTATTAATGGGTTACAGAGATGTAGTCTTAAAAGACTATACAGACTTTGCAGCAATACAACATATAAAGGAAGCAGTAGAAGCAATGGAAAAAGAACTAAATAGTAAGGAGGCTAAATAGTGAAATATACAGTAAAAGTAGTAAATAAAAAGAATGGTATGAATTGTTTTATATACCGTAATGTTACAATAGAGAACTTAAAATACATATTATTAAGTTTAGAAAATTTGGATACAACTAAATATTTTATTGATATTAAAAACGAGGAGGAGGAATAATATGATTAAAGTAAATAGAACTAAAGATGGGACTGTAGAAACAAGAGTTAAAGGAGAAGTAAAAGATGTATTGGAGCAATTATTAAATGCCACAATAAGTATAATAATGACATTAGTAGAAAGGGATAATTTAGATAAAGAGCATATAAATGATTTTATAGACGAATTTGCACAACAAGTAAAAAATAATTTAAATAATTAAGGAGGGCTATATATGATTAAAATAACAGTGGAAACTAAAAATGGAGTACAAATAGTAAAGGAAGGTACATTAGTAAGAGGTACATTAAAAGATTTATTATATGAATTAACTGCACTACAATCTACGCTAGTAAATAGTATAGTGGAGCAAAATAAAGAAAACTTACAACCAGGTGTTGACCCATTAACTGCAAAATTTAATATGGTGGACACAATAGCACAAACAACAAAGGTTGCACTGGAAAGTGACCATAAATATACTGACAACCCAGCAACTACAGTGCAACACATAAAACCACTACAAGAGGAGCCAAAAGAGGAGGCGGAAGAAATAACTGTAAATGATATTATAAAAGGAGGATTAGGAATAGATATGGATAACTTAACATGGGAAATGTATGCAATGAGTGTATTAATAGAAAAATGGTGGCCAGTAATGAATGACCATATAATGAGTAAAGAAGAAATGATTCAACTACGTAAAGAAGCTAAGGATGCAGGAATAGATATGGATGACTTATTAGATGCAATGATAGATAAACAAAGTAAGGAGGTTGAATAGTATGAATAAAACATTACTAAATGAAATAATAGATAAATGGTGGATAATATTAGGAGACCATATAGTAACTGACGAAGAAATAGAACAATTTATTAAGGATGCTAATACATTGGGTATTACACATTTAGACCTAATGGATAAAATACAAGAAAAATACGGGGAGGAATAATATATGATTAAATGTAAAAATGGAGAAGTAGTATTAGATGGTAGTAGTGAAGACTTATTGGTAGAAGCTACAAGTATAGTAGTAAGAGTAATACAAGCATTATTAGAGGAAGATTGTATAGAAGCAAACGACGTACCTAAAATTATTAATAATCTTACACAATTAATTACTGAATATACACTACCAAATAATAATAAATACAACTAAATAACAACCAAATAGGAATTATCTACCACTGCGATAATTCCTATTTATATTGGGAGGATGATTATTTTGGAATTAAATAAAGTATATAACTGTGATTGTGTGGAATATATGAGAACTCTACCAAATGAATGTGTGGACCTAATAATAGCTGACCCACCATATTATAAGGCTATAAACGAGAAGTGGGATAAACAATGGAAGACTGAGGATGAATATCTTAATTGGACACAACAATGGTTTAATGAATGTGTGAGAGTATTAAAACCAACAGGGGTATTTTATTGTTATGGTAATTTTGATATATTATCTAAGCAAAAGGTATTAATATTTGATAAACAATTAAACTTTAGGCAGAATATAACCTTATCTAAAGGATTAAGAGCAATAGCCGGCAGAACAAGTGATAAATTAAGAATGTTTCCAACAGCAAGCGAATATTTGCTTTATTATGTAAAACAAGATGAGTTCTTTGATACTCCATTTAGTAGAATTATGAAACAAAAAATGAAAGAATTAAATTTAACACAATCAGACATTTCAAAATTAGAATTGAGTAAAAATGGTAAACCTACTGGATGGGTGCATAATAAATTAAAAGGAATTCAAGTACCAACAGAAAAACAATGGATAAAGATTTGTAAATTATTCAACATAAGAAACGAATACAATACTCTTATAGAGCAATATAAAAATGAAAGATATATATTTAATCTTCCTGTTGGGGTAACTGATGTATGGGATTTTATTCCTGATAAAGTTAGATATGGTCATAAAACACAGAAACCACAAGATGTAACAGACAGAATAATAAATGCCTCAAGTAATCCAAATGATTTAGTTTATATACCCTTTGCAGGTAGTGGTTCAGAGATAATATCTTGTGTAAAGTATAATAGAAATTATATAGCGACAGAGATAAACAATGAGTATATAGAGAATATAATATATAAAAGATTGGAAAATGTATCTAATAACAATTAAATAACAACTAAATAGGGTGATTAATAGTACATTAATCACCCTTTTTTAATACAAATAGAACAATAAACCTATATAATTAAGTCCTAAATGAGTTTTAATTGTACTAAAATAAGACATAAAATAGGAATTCTTACATTAATAATTGTTACTGATAACTAATATAAATTTGTGATAGGAGGATGGTCTTATGAAAAAAGTATTTGCTAAAAAATATATGGTAGTATTTCAAAGAGAGGAACATGATGAATTTGTGGTATATAATACCAAGAAGGAGTGGGAAGAAGGACATACTCACATTCATAGTTACAAACAAGCAATGTATTTAGTTGATTGTATTATCAATAACAAGATACCAAAGAAGGTAAACAAGTACTTTTTAGTTAGCCTAGTAAGATTGAGTAATAGCAAGAAATATAGAGAGCAAATACAAAGGAGAATTGATGGTGAAGTGGAGTTGACTCACTATCATAATACTCCAAAACATTTTAGGAAGTAGGTGATAACATGGCGAGAAAAGCAAAACTAACAGGAGATGAGATTGACCAATTATTCTTAGATTATTGTGCTAATATGACACATAAACAATTGTGTGATAAGTGGAATATAAGTAACAGTACATTAACAAAGCTAATACACAACGAAGGTTGGGCGGAAAAGAGAAAAGCTACAAAACAATTAGCACTAGATAAGTGCCAAGCAGTATATGTAGATGCCAATAAAGAGTTAGTAGATAGATATTATCAAGCAGGATATAAGCTACTATGTTTATGGGAACAATCAATGGTAGATAACAGTAGTAGTATATTAGACAAAGAAGGAAAGATATCTCATTTTAAATTAGCTCAGGCAATACAAAATATGGTGGCCATAAAGACATTCTTAGATGAGTGTACTGGTACTATTCCATTCAAAGAAGCTATGGAATTGAAGATGAAATATGAACAGATGGAACTTAAAAAAGCTATTGCAGGACTTGGTGGTGATGAGAGTGTACAAGATGACTTTGTAGCAATATTAGCTGACTCTTTAAAACGTATCAATGAAGGTGATGAATATGAGCAAGATTAATAAGGTAGTACCTTTTGGATGGAAACCATTTAGTGCAAAACAGATACAAGTACTATCATGGTGGTTAGACCCACGATACAAGAACAACACTGCATTGATATGTGATGGAGCAGTACGTAGTGGTAAGACGGTCTGTATGAGTTTCAGCTACATAAACTGGGCTACAGAGAGATATAATGGAATGAACTTCGCATTATGTGGTAAGACAATAGCATCTTGTAGAAGAAACGTAGTTCAGCCATTAAAACAGATGTTAATGAGTAGAGGCTATATGGTACATGACAATAGAAGTGAGAACCTATTAACTATTAGCAGAACATGGAAGACAAAACAAGGTAATATTAGAAAAGCAATAAACTACTTTTATATATTTGGTGGAAAGGATGAGAGTTCACAAGACTTAATACAAGGGATAACATTAGCAGGAGTATTCTTTGATGAAGTAGCATTAATGCCACAGTCTTTTGTCAATCAAGCGACTGCTCGTTGTTCAGTAACAGGAGCTAAGTTTTGGTTCAACTGTAACCCTGATAGTCCTTTCCACTGGTTTAATCAAGAATGGGTTCAAAAGAGTAAAGAGAGAAATGCCCTACATATACATTTTACAATGGAAGATAATTTAAGTCTAAGTCAAGAAGTCATAGAGAGATATAAATCAATGTACAGTGGAGTATTCTACAAAAGATTTATATTAGGACTGTGGGTAATGGCAGATGGAGTTATATATCCAATGTTTGACCCTGATAGACATGCTAAGAAATTAAGTCTTAATTGGACGAGAATATTTATTAGTGCTGACTTTGGTATTCAGAATGCTACTACTTTTGGAATATTTGGATATTATGCTCCTACAAAGAGATATCATCAAATAGCGAGTTACTATCATAATGGTAGAAAAGAAGGACAGAAAACTGTTGCTGAGTACGTGACAGATTTAATTGCATTTATACAAGAGAATAATGTAATGCCTGAGTACATAACGATTGACCCAAGTGCAGCTCCACTGATAGTAGAAGTAAAGAAGAATAAGTTCTTCCAAAGACATAATATCAAAGTAGTACCAGCTAAGAATAATGTTGAGCTTGGAATTCAACTAGTGAGTTATCTGTTAAATCAAGATAGATTTACACTAGACCCAAGCTGTAGAAGTGATATTGAAGAATTTGGTTCATATTGTTGGGATGAAGACAAGTTGGACAAAGGCGTGGAGGAAATACTAAAGATGAATGACCATGCTATGGATAAAATACGTTATGCAGTAATGACAGACAGTATTAACTATAGAACATTAGATGACGCTCTTAGAGTGTTGAGTGGTAAAGGTGCTATATATTAAAAGGAGGTAGGTAAAGATGAGTTTGTATAACAGTATAGATAGAGCCTTAGTAGGACTATATAGTACAGATAGAAGATTTCTTGAAGAACTTCAACAAGTAAAAGCTTACTATGAATTCTATGAAGGTAGACCTGAACAGTTAGAAGATGATTTAGAAGATGGAACTGGACAACTATGGCCAGTAAAAGACAGAGATTATAGACCAACAAGAGAGATAAGAAACTTAACAAAGAAATTACTAAAGAAACAAGGAAGATTTATGACTAGCGTTCCACCTACTATAGTAGTAAAGAGTGTAGACGGTACTGACCCAACGCTAGTTGATGATAAACGTATTGCCTTTGAGAAAATATTAGATGATGGAAAGTTTTGGAATAAGTTCAGTAAAGCATTTATGGACTGTGTTATAGGTAAACGTGTATTATTAGCGTTAATGTTAGATGTAGATGACTATGGCAATCCAATAGACAATGCTCCTATCAAATTTAGATTTTATACAATGCCTGAGTTCTTATATGAGTATGACCCAAATGACTGTGACAAACTAATTAAAGTTCAGATAGCATATCAAGATGAGAGTACAGTGGGTAAACTACAAAACGAACAAAGATGGCATAAATGGATTTATGAGATGAGAGGCGAAGAATGTTGGTGTACTTATATGGTAGTAGATGGTACTAATACAATAGCCTATGCCGAAGTACCAAATATATTAAATAGTAGTATTGCAGGCGAGGAACAAGATGAACAACAGATGCAACAAGTAGAAATACGTAGTGAATGGAATACTGGGTTGAGCTGCATACCATGTGCAGTTGTATTTAATGACGGCCTTACAGGAGATATTAGAGGACGTAGTGATGTCAAAGACTTAATGGATATGCAGATAGATTATAACAAGACTGTCAGTGACTACAGAGACAGTTTAAGATTTGCTATGTTTGACCAAACTGCATTTATAGATGCAGATAGTGCCTCAATAGATGGTATTGTTATTGCTCCGGGGGCAATACTAGATATAAAAACTGATACATCTTTAGGAATGGGTACTGCTACTGGTAGTTATAAACAAGCCTCTGTACAAAAGGTCGGTAGTGAGTTCACCTTCCAAGGAGCAGCCGATGCTTATCTTGAGAGATTGAAAAAAGATATGTATGAATGCATGGAACAACCATTACCTGAGTCTTTAGTAAATGTGGCCAGTGGTAAAGCTCTACGTATGTTATATGATGACCTTATTACTCGTTGTGAAGAAAAATGGGCAACATGGGATGAGGCGATTATATGGCTATTAAGATTAATTGAAGAAATAGTATTAAAGAGTGATTTATATCCAGAGGACCCAACTATTAAACAATCTATGCAATATAAAGTAAGTCTAGACCTTGACCATAACTATCCAATTCCAGATGATGAAGTTGATACTAAGACAATAGCAATTAAAGAAGTAGAAGCCAATGTACGTAGTAAACAAAGTTACATTAGAGAATTTGGTTCTGCTGAGGAAGCTGATAAAGAGTTTGATGAAATCCTAGATGAGATGGATAAAGTCAACATGACTCAAAATAGTATGGCAGATTTAAATGGCTCAATTAGTAAAAACAACTAATTTTCTATACTATATATGTAGATAAAAAAGTGTAGGAGGTTGATTGATATGAGTAAACAAGGTGGATGGACTAAAGGACGTAGAGGAGAAAAACAATTAAACTTCAAGTGTAAATGTGATAAATGTGGCAGAGAGTTTTATCCAAGAGAAAAAGAGTTGGCCATATTAAAAGGGTGTATCATTATTAGAGGATTTGAATGTAGATGTGGAGCTCAATATGTAACAGTGGTAACTGATAATCAACTACGTAGAGAGATGGCAGAACTACAAGGACTATTAGAGGATTTTAAAAAGGTACAATACAGTAGTAGATATGAAGTAAAAGAACAAATTAAAATACATGGATTTGTACCTCAAGATATACAAGATAGACTGAATAAAAAAGAAAAAGATTATATGGACACAATAACAGAACTTAGACGAGATATTGCAGAGCGTGGTAAAGAACTAAAGGAGAAATATAAAGGCTACATCAAGTAGCACCAAAGGGGGTTAATAAACCTCCTTTTTTAATACAATAAATTATATAGGAGGTGGACGTATTGGGTAGAACAGAATTTAGTGGTGTTGGTAATACACAGAACTCAATTGACTATTTTAAGACCCTTAATAGTCAATTAAATAGTAAACCAAGGGAGCTAACTAAATACCAACAGCAACAAATAATACAAGTCTATAAAAAGGCTTATATGGATACAATTAATAGAGGAATTAAAAATGCCTATGGTGATAGTAAGGCTGTAAAGAACTTAACTGCTGCATACAGCCAGCAAATATACGACGAATTACTAAAGGTAGTAATGAAATATAATAGTAAGGTTGCTAATGATTTATCTGATATAAATAAACAGATGATGCAACTATTAATGGGAGATGGCTATAAACAAATTAAAGACCAAGTAGATAAATTAGTTGATATTGTTAATGCAGACACTGTAGAGCAATTAATACGAGGAAAGGTATATGAAGATAGAAAAGGACTAGATAAAAGACTTTGGAGTTGTACCAATACAAGTGGAGAAAAGATAGAGGACGCTGTAGCTAGTTGTATGGCAGAAGGTATGGGAGCTGCTGAGATGGCACAAAACTTAAAAGAGTTTGCTATGGGTGGTCACCATACGTGGAGTAGAAATAAGATAAGAGAAAAACTAGGTAGTGGATATGCTAGAAAATATAGTGGTGGACTAGACTATGAGTCATTAAGATTAGCTCGAACTACAATAACACATCAATCTCAGATAGAGACAATCAACACTAAAAAGGTTAATCCTTATATGGGTGGAGTACAGTGGCATAGCAATCATGAGGCAGGTAGAACTTGTGATGCATGTAACGCACTGGATGGTCGTATATATATAATAGACAAGGAAGATATACCACTTGACCATCCAAACGGAGCGTGTTGGCTAGAGCCAGTATGGATGATAAATGGTAAGAAAGCAACACCTGAGGACATAGCAAAAGATATGAGAGCATGGGCGAATGGCGAAAAGAATAGTGGCGCTATGGACAAAATACCTGAGTATAAAGGTCTTGGAGGAACTAAGCAACCAGCTAAATCAATTAAGAAGACAATTAAGAAAGCAGTTAAACAACGTGGTATTTATACTGAGGAAGAGCGTGCAGCTAAATATACTGAATTACATGAAACACTTAAAAAACAAATATCCAAAACAAATAAAAAATACACTACTGAAGGTATATTAGAGGCGTTAAAACAAGCACCATTAGAGGTACAAGATATGTACTTAAGTATAGGTAAGTTCCAACGTACAAATTCAACTGGTGGAGCCTTTTATTCACTTGGGGATAAAAAAATTCATATGTCTTTAAAAGATGAAAGAAATCTTAGAATTAGATACTTTGGTGAAAAACATAGATATGATGTATTATTCCATGAGTGGGGTCACTTAATAGACGACCAAGGGGTTGCTAAGCGTTCTAAAGAATATAAGTTTGCAGATGGAAAAGAGCTTATGTTTGCCAAAATAACAATGGATACAGCAGTAAAACCTACAGGACTAGCACAGTCTTTTGAAAGGGATATGAATAACTGGAAAGCTAAATGGGTGGAAGAAAAATTCCAAGGTAAAAAGACTTTAGCGGATACACCTGCACCACTAGTAAATGGTAAGTTTGCCGACTTCTTAGACCAAAACGAAGTATTTACAGTAGCACTACAGGACGCGGCTAGGGGTATGTCAAAGGGTGCAGTAAAAACTAAATGGGGACATGATACCAATTATTACACAAGAAATGCAGTGGGGAATATTAATGAATACGAAGCTGCTTGTATAGAAGTATCTAGTGAACTATGGGCTGAGATTAGTTCAAATATGACACAACCAGAGACTAGAAAATTCCTATATGAAAACTTCCCTGAGATGATGAAGTCATATGATAAAATAGTAAAAGATACATTAAAACAATTTAAGAAAAAGTAGTTAGTAAATAGAGAAGATTTACTATACTATATATGTAAGGAGTTGATAAGAATGAGAGAAAAATTACAAAACTATTTAGACAAATTTGAAGAATACTTTCCATTAATGGAAGTAGAAGGACTTACTGAACAAGAGATAATAGACATCATAGATAGATGTATCAATAGTAATAAAACGTATGGTGAAATATTTTATGCAGATGGTAAAAATAAAGATATAATAAAATAAGGAGGGATTTATATGGTAATACCTGAAGAAGTAAGAGTTGGAAGTGTATTTTATAAAGTGGAGTTAACTGATAGACCAATATCATTTAATGGTAGACAGTGTTTGGGAGTATGTGATAAAGATATCCATACTATACAACTAGACCCAACACTACAAGATGACCAAGGTTTGATGCAAACATTTTACCACGAGTTAGCACACGCAATGATGTTTGAGCGTGGCATAGACTTACAAGCAATGGGACTTAGCTATGATGACTTTGAAAAAGTTATAGACGGTATGGGAATGATGATGCACCAGGTATTACTAGACAACCCCGACCTAACACTAACACCAGAGGAATATGATAAGAAATACCCTCCAGTGGAGGAAACTAAATAGATTATTAAACACCTAACTTAATTGTTGGGTGTTTTTTATTGCTCAATTTTAGTTAATATTTTTCCAATGAAGTTAATATATAAATACGACAAGAGGTTCTTGGATATCCTTTAAATCCTCGTATTAAGTATTAATAATGTTTTCTTTGTTTTCTCAAAACACTGCATATAATCGTCGATGGACGTTAAACTGGAGGTAAGTATGGCGAAAAGAAAATTAAGAGAATTTTTAGCAGGACTTGATAATGCAGCTGAGGTAGAATTAGCTATAACAAAAGCCCTAGAAGAACAGGGATGCAAAGTACTGATAGATGATGGTAAGGACAATAAATATGTACCTAAAAATCGCTTAGATGCCAAGATAGCGGAGTTAGCGGAGGCTAATGATGAGATAGAGTCCTTACAAAAGCAAGTAAAAAATCCTACTGAAGCTGAGAAACAAGTTAAAGCTTTAGAAGAAAAAATTGCCGGCATGGAAGCGACTGCTAAAAAAGAGAAATTAACAACTGCCATAAATAAAGAGTTAGCTGAGGCTAAACCTAAAGATGTAAACGACTTGATGAAATTCTTAGATATGGAAAAAGTCGTATTAAAAGATGATGGTACTGTTGAAGGATTAACAGACCAGTTAACTGCATTACAAAAGGACAAGGCCTATCTATTTGATAATGCAGAGCCACAACCACAACCCAATAAGGGTTTTTTAAATCTTGGTTCTCCAGGAAAGCCAAGTAATTTAAATGCTTTTGGTAGTAAAACTACACATGAAGGTGACTTTGGGTCACTATTAGGTAAACAATGTAACGAACAAGCTCAACAAATTGATAGTAATTATTTCTTTAATGATAAATAAATTTAGGAGGTGGCTTATATGCCAAAATTAAAAAGTAAGAAAATATTAGCTCCAGAAAAACAATTCTTAGCATTTCCTGACCACTATGTTAACTTACCAGGTAAAATAGCTTTTGCAGAACTTGCTAAATTAGCAACTACTGACGTAGCTACTTATGGAGAAAAGAGTGGTAAAGTAATAGCAAGAGGTACTTTAGTTCATATGGATGAAGATGGAGTTGTTACAAAACCAACTTTTACTGCTGCCGCTGCTAAAGGTACTAAAGCTAATGCAGTATTATTCAACACTATAGACATAGAAGACTATGACGCAGTTACAGACCCTTATGTTAATGCATCAATATTAGTACATGGATTTGTAAGAAAAGATAGATTATTAGGTGATAAAGATGCCATAGAATTTGGTGATTTGATTCACGTGGTAAATAAATAGGAGGTGCTTATAAATGGCAAATGTAAACTTATTCGATTATATAAATGCGAAAGAAATAGCAGCATATGTAAAAGAAAACCCAATAAACAAAGAACCATACTTTGCTGAGACACTTTTCCCTTCAAGAACAAGTATGGGAACTGATATAAGCTGGTTAAAAGGAGCTAATGGACTTCCAGTAGCACTACAACCATCTGAATACGATGTTAAAGCACGTATGAGAGAAAAAGAAGGATTCGAAGCAGTTGCTACTGAAATGGCATTCTTTAGAGAAGCTATGAGAATTGGTGAAAAAGATAGACAACAATTAAATCTATTATTAGCTCACCCTGATAACACAGTGGCACTACCACTTATAAGAAAAATATTTGATGAAGCTGCTAGATTAATAGAAGGTGCTAGAGTTCAAGCTGAGATAATGAGATGTCAACTAATGGTTGACGGTAAAATAGATGTTGCTAGTGCAGATGGTAGAGCACGTTATGTATATGATTATGGTATGACAAACTTATACAAAGCTGTTAGAGATGCGTGGTTACCAGCAAGTAAAACTACAGCTGACCCAGTTAGAGACTTAATAGACATATGCGATGATATGGAATTAAAAACTGGTGTAAGACCTTCAAGAGCAGTAATGAACAGAAACACATTCTTAAATATGATTAACTGTGATACAGTTCAAAAGATGATGTATCCAGATGATTCTACAATGCACTACTTTGTTAGTGAACAACAAAAGAAATCATTTATTGAACAAGTAACTGGAATATCAATCTACGTATACAGTAAGAAATTTGGTAAACTAGACCACTCAACTGGCTTAGCACATGCTACAGAACAAGTAACATTAATACCTGATAATAAAGTTGTATTAATGCCAAGTGGAAACTTAGGAAATACTGTATATGGTACTACTCCTGAAGCATCTGACTTAATGTCAGGAACAGATGCTCAAGTGGCACAAGCTGCTTATGGTACTACTGTTACTACTTTTAAGGAAAAACATCCAGTACAAGTTGTTACTGTTGTTTCTTGTGTAATGATTCCATCATTCGAAGCAATAGACAATTGTGCAGTAATAGATGTATCAGCAAAAGGTGACATAGGCGCATAATTAAATAGCTCATTGTATTCCCTTATATATACAGAGTAGGCAAGGCTAACAATACAGCTTAGCCTACTCAATTTTTTTATAGGAGGTGGGTTGCGTGGTAAATATTGACCAACTAAAAGTCTTGATAATGGAAGACCAATATCCTACATTTACAGATGAACAACTAATGGCAATGGCGGTTATGTATGATAATATATATCAATTGGCCTATATATGTTGTTTAGCTAAAGCGAGTGCAGATGAAATCACAATTGGTGCCATAACAATAAAGAACAGTGCTGATATGTGGAACAATATGGCCAAGATGTTTTTAGACCAATACAACAAAGACATAAACGGCGGAAAAGCGACCTCCATAACAGGAAAGGTGCCACGTAGAGTAGATGAGCAATAGACAAACAATACAGGCTGGAGTAATTAAGAAGGTACAGAGTGCCATAAATAATTATGGTTATCAAGTACCGATATATAGGGATATATATGAAGTGGATGCAATGGGATGTAAAGTATTAAAAGAGGAAATGTCTTATGTACAAGATTTACAATGTGTAATAGATAATAGTTCCAGTGGCAGAAGTAAAAGTATAACTAATAATGACCAAGGTATTATAAAAGGTTATTCATATGCTACACTTTATGCTACATATGTAAAAGATTTTCCACTACAAGAAGATGATTTTATAGTTTATGAAAATGCTTATTACAAAGTACTGGAGATAATAGATGTAGTGCATTATAATCTACTGTATCAAGTTTCATTGGAAAGGGTTGATTTAGATGGCTAATACAATAACATTCGATACTAAAGAATTCAATGACAAAATAAAAAACTTTGACAAAACAATGCAGGCTGAGTTAAAGGTAGTAGGTAGTACTATTAGCAAGAATATGCAGACATACGCAAAAGCTAATCACCCTTGGACAAATAGAACTAAGACAGCACAAAATAAATTGAAAGGTGAATATAAAGTAACTGAGAACGATTTAGATATTAGTATTAAACATGGTGTTTACTATGGTTACTACTTAGAGACACGAGCTGACTTTGATGGTAAATATCAGATATTAGAGAAAGCAAGAGACAGTGAGATAAATAATTTTAAAGGCATGATACGCAACTTGTTTTAAAGGAGGGTTAAAAATTGAGCGCACGACTTAATATATATAATGTAGTAAAAGACGTGTTGAGAACAGTGCCAGTACATGACCGTCCTGCACGTATCACAGAAGATACTGCAATAATAATGAGAACAAGCGCTAACCAAAGTTTTGATAATACCCTTTGTGGATGGGATAACTGGATTATATATATCTATACTCCACATAGCCCTCTACAACTAGATACGTTGAGAAACAAAGTTAGGAAAGCGTTATATGTAGCTGGTATTGAAATCACGCACGACATGAGCGATGATATGTATGACCAAGATTTAAGATGTTATGTGTGTTCTCTAACTTGCAGAACACCAGTAATTTTTAATTATAATGAATAGGAGGAAAATAAAATGGCTATATTGTACAATATTAAAAAGGCAATAATAACTGAACTTGACCCAACTACAGGGGCAGCTAAAACTGAAGGAGTTGTAGCTCATATAAAAACTGCTCAAAAGGCAGAATTGGAACCAGTGCTTAGCGAAGGTGAAGAAGATATATTAAGAAATGATGTTAGTATCTTAGCAGTTGTTAGAACAGATGACTTAATTTATGGATATGACATAAAACTAACAGACAATCAATTTGATGACACAATGGCAGGACTTGTAGCTGGATATAAAGTAGAGGAAGGTGATACAACTGGCACTAAAAAGTTATCAACTCCAATGATGAGTGAAGGGAACGTGGCAAAACCATTTAAACTAGACTTATATGTTGCTAACTATAGCGGAGACTCAATTGTTAACTACGCTAAAGTAACATTAAATAAATGTACTGGTAAATTCCCTACAATGACTGTAGGAGATGGATTCTTTGCTCCTGAGTTTGAAATAAAAGCTAGAGAAAACACAAAAGCAAAACTACCAATAAAAGAAATAACTTTTGTTGATGCGTTACCTGCTGACCCTGCTGCAAAATAATATAAGTATATAGGAGGAGAATACAATGAGTGAGTTAAAAGTAATAAGTGCAAGAGAATTTAGAAAAAAAGCAACTAGAATAATAGAAATAGATGGATTTGAACCTGGTGAGAAAATAGCAGTAAGAATAAAACCAGCTAGTCTATTAAATCTTTTGATGAGTGGAAAACTTCCAAATAATCTTTTAGGAACAGTAAATGATTTATTTGAACGAACTGAAAAAGATAAACCAATGGAATTATTTGAACAAGATGAGAATAAAATAAAAGATATAATGGAAATAATAGATTTAGTATGTGAACAAAGCTTAGTGGAACCTACGTTTGAAGAAATTAAAGATGTAATAACAGATACTCAGAAAATGCAAATAATGGCCGAGGCACAAGGAAATGTAAATGCTGCCATACCCTCTATTCGAAAGTAGAAGAATACTAAATGTTATTTCTACTGCTAAGACCTTTGGATGTAGGCCTAGTGACTTATTAGGTATAGATGAAGACGATGTGTATGGTCGTTACTGCATAGATGAGGCAGCTACATATCTATACAATATGATACAGCCTGACAAAGAAGGCAAAACTAAAAAACCAATATTTAGAGAAGATGAAATTGAAAGTAAAACTAAGAATAAAAATCCTGGTTTAGATTTACTGATGAGCTAATAAAATTAACAGTAGGACGAAGGTTCTACTGTTTTTTAATTATATGAAGGTGGTGAATAATATGGCTGGTGTAGATTTAGGGAGCATAGTTGCTCACCTAAAATTGGAAATGAGTGATTTTAATAGTAACTTAAATAGAGCAGTTGAGCAAGTAAATCAGACACAAAGTAGCTTTAGTGGCTTAAAGGCTACTGGGGAAAGTTTGTCAAGTGTAGGTACTGCTCTTACAGCAGGAGTAACTGCTCCAGTAATGGCCTTAGGAGCAAGTGTTGTTAAAACTCAGATGACATTCGAGCATTCAATGTCAAAAGTAAAAGCATTATCAGGAGCTACTGGTAGTGACTTAAAATTATTAGAAGACACTGCAAAACAAATGGGTGCATCAACTGTATATAGTGCAAGTGAGGCAGCTGATGCGTTAGGATATATGGCACTGGCGGGTTGGGATGCTCAACAATCGGCAGCAGGTTTACCTGGAGTACTGAACTTGGCGGCAGCATCTGGAATGGATTTAGCACAAGCATCCGATTTGGTAACTGATTACCTAACTGCGTTCGGATTAGAGGCTGACCAAGCTGGACGTATGGCAGACGTACTATCTTATGCACAAGCTAACTCTAATACAACTACTGAGATGCTTGGAGAAGCATTTAAGAACTGTGCAGTTAATGCTCACAACGCAGGTATGACACTAGAAGAAACTACTGCAATCTTAAGTAAATTTGCAGATGCAGGTCTTAAAGGTAGTGAAGGTGGTACTGCCTTAAATGCAATCATAAGAGATATGACTCAGAAGATGAAAAATGGAGCAATACAAATAGGAAATACGTCAGTAAAAGTTCAAGACGCTAATGGTAACTTTAGAAGTATGACTGATATTATACGAGATGTAGATAAGGCAACAGAAGGTATGGGAGATGCTCAGAAGACGGCTGCTCTTATGACAACATTTACTGCTGACTCTATAAAGGGTATGGGTATCTTATGTAATACAGGAGCAGACAGTATTGATAACTTTACAAAGGAACTAGAAAAAAGTAACGGTACTGCAAAGAAAATGTCTGATATGATGAACTCAGATTTAACTGGAGCATTAAAACAATTGAGTAGTGCTTGGGAGGCAGTACAACTTGATATTGGGAATACTACTGGTCCATTATCATTGATAGTAGGTATGCTTACAAAATTACTTCAATCCTTCTTAAACTTACCGGGGCCTATTAAACAAGTTATAGTATCACTTGCGCTATTACTTGCAGCCGTAGGACCTATACTACTTGTTATTGGTAAAGGTATTCAGGTATTCTTAAAAATGAAGCAGGCAATAGGAATATTAAAAGCTGCATTCGGCGCAGCACGAACAGCCTTTTTAATATTTAAATCAGTTATAATGGATACAATTGTACCAGTAATAGTTGATACTGTAATACCTGCATTACAAAGTCTATGGGGAGTATTATTAGCTAATCCAATTGTATTAGTTGTGGCAGCTATAGCTGCACTTGTAGCTGCTTTTATATGGGCATGGAATAATATTGATGGATTCAAAGAGTTTTGGATTAATCTTTGGGAGAATATAAAAACTATAGCCAGTAATGCTATAGATTCATTAAAAAACTTCTTTACTCAGACTGTACCTCAAATGATAAGTGATATAGGAAATTGGTTCAGTAACTTACCTGAAACTATTTGGTATTGGCTATGTTTTGCAGTAGCTTATGCAGTATTATGGGTTGGACAGATGGCTCAAAAGGCTTATGAAGCAGGTAGTAAATTTGTACAAAATGTAATTACATTTATTCAACAACTACCAGGACGTATTTGGACTTGGCTAACAACTACTATTAGTCGTGTTGGAAGTTGGGTAGTTCAAATGGCAAGTAGAGCTCAACAAGCAGGTAGTAGATTCTTAAATGGTGTAAGTACATTCATACAACAATTACCAGGTCGTGTATGGTCTTTCCTAGTATCAACAATTTCAAGAGTAATATCTTTTGTGGCAAGTTTTGCTCAAAAGGGTAGAGAAGCTGCACAGAGATTCAAAGATAATATCATAAATGGTATTAGTAGTTTACCTGGAAGAATGGTGACTATAGGAAGTAATATCATACATGGTATTATTACTGGTATTACTAATGCGGCTGGTAATTTATTTAGCACGATGCAAAATATAGCAAGTAGAGCTTTAAATGCAGCAAAAGACGCTTTGGGTATTCATTCTCCATCAACAGTATTTAGAGACATGGTAGGGAAAATGATACCGGCTGGTGTTACTGTTGGTATTGAGGCGAATGCAGGTAAAACTATAAAAGCAATTAAAGATTATGCAGCCAACTTGGTGACTACTATAGACACAAATAAATTCCTAGGTAAAGTTAATATGAGTACAGCAGGTATTAATATAAATAGTGAAAACACAGTGGATAATAATTTATTGTATGCGATAAAAGGTATGGCACAAGCAATGCAAGATAGTAAGCAAGAATTCGACTATAAAGAAATGGGAAAAGAATATAAAAAGGCATTACAAGATACTAATACTCCAATACTTATGGACAAAGTAATGGTAGGACAAAAGGTGGCTAAGTCAGTACAAGAGACAAACGACTACTACAATGACCAAAAGGAAAGATTTAGAGGTGAGAGAGATTATGTATAATTATTTTAATTTTAATGGAACTCAGATAAATGATTTAGCAATAGTAACTAGTATAGAGAAACCATATATACCTGAAAAATCTATTGATACTATTAATGTATCTAGTAGAGACGGTGAGATATTTGACGGGGCCAAATATGACCCTGTCTCTATTCCTATCTCACTCGCAATAATAGGTGATACTGAGGAAGAATACAAGACTCGTGTTCAATGTCTTCATGATATTCTTAGTACAAAACAAGAAGTTCCAATAAAGTTTTGTGAGAATATCACCATATATGGAATGTTAAAAGGGGCACTTAAAGTAAAGAAAAAGAATAGTGTTAGTGGGTACGCTGACATAGAATTAATATGTCATACCCCATATAGTTACAGTGATAATGTACAGGCATACAATGCCGAAGATGGTCAACAGACTGTGGTAGTTGAGAACAATGGTGAGTTAGCGACTCTACCATATGTAAGTATAGGCTTTGGAACAGACGCTCATTTTGCTCAACTTCAAAATAATAAGACTGGAGAAAAAATATTGGTAGGGGATTATCCACAACTACAATTGAGTACCACAAAGAAGGAACAAACTCTTATATTACATGACCCTTGCACCAGTGTAGGTACATTAATTCAGAGTGGAGCAAATATTAACAGTGGCCGTGGCACAGGTGGTTCCTTTACTATTTCATCTGGAGGTGAAAGTTTTATTCTTAGCGAGTTAGGTAGTAGCACTGAGAAAATAAAAGGAGCGTGCGCACGTATTGCGTTGAGTAAAAATATTGATGATTTTAAAGTAATGGTGAGAATGCAATGTAGGTCAAGTGGTAAAAATGGAGACCCTAACAATGTTTTAAGTGAGCAAGAAAAAGTTAAAGAGACTGTAGTGGAGGGTGGTAAAGTTACTTATTATGAAGTAACTGCCAATGGAGTTAATTACAGAACCGGACCGGGAACTAATTACACATCTAAGGGGATTATCCCAAAGGGAACAAAATTAACCGATGTAACAATTCAGAATGGATGGGCGAAGATAAAATACAAAACTAAAACCTATTATGTATCAGCAAAATATATAAAGAAACAAGTAAAAGACAATTCTAAAAGTACTGTAAAGGAATTCACAGTAGCTAATATGTGGTTGACTCCAAGTAAAACACTAACAGGTGGTAGTTGTGTAGTATATACAAAACCTAACCCAAGCAGTAAAGTAGAATGTACTATACCATATGGCACAAAACTTAGAATAATACAAAGAACATATACATATAAACCAAAAGATTCTAATAGTGCCTCTCAGACAATAACTTACTATAGAATATATAAACCTTGGAAAGATAAAAATGGTAAGAAACATACTGGTTATATAAATGTAGACAATCTTAAAGGGGCGGCAGCAATGGATAATAGTGTTGATTATAGTGATGACCCTGCATACGCAGACCATAAGACAGGAATAGCTGAGGTATATGGATTCGATATAAACGGTACTCAGATATTCAGATTATATTTAGGTGATATTAATCAATATTTTGAGTATAACCAAGCAGAAGTAAGTGTTAGTAAAAAATCTATATTGATAACAAGTAATGATACGCCAAAGGAAAAAACTGACCAAACTGTTGATAATAATGGTAAAATTGTTACTAATCATTATATGAGTGGTAAACATGGTAGTTGGAATGATGCCAACGCTTACTTTACATTAACTAGGAAGAAAACTGGTAAAAACTATGTATATAGTGCTCAAGTACAAAAGAATGATGATGGAACATTTACTCAGTCTGTATCGGCAAACAATAAACGTAGTAGTGAGTACTCTACAGAACCATTAAGTTACTTAGCGATATACATTGGAACTATGGCAGATAAATTAGAGAATGCTTGTGGAGTAGGTATTAGTGATATAAAAGTATATGAATTGAATCCTGAGAGTGAAGAAATTTCTAATATAAAATATTTTGAGTCTGGAGATAAATTAGACTTGGATTTTGAGAATGGTGATTGTTATTTAAACAATGAGTTAAGAAATGATTTAGTAGATATTGGTAGTTCATATTTTACTGTAGATGAAGGTGAAACAACATTACAAGTAGTTAGTGATGATACATCTGCGAGTCTAGGTGTATTGATAAGAGAAAAATGGTTAGGAGTAGTAGATGAAGATAGAAGTACTCCACCTGAGAATTTAAATTTAACTAGTGAATAGGAGGTATTTAAATGATTAAAAACTTATATATTTTTGACAATACGAAAAAACTATTAAAACTAATAAATACCACAAATACCAATAACATAAAAGTGTATGATGACACTTATACTAGTGAACTTATAACGGGGGCAGAGACTTATACTGCCTCCTTTAAAGTAAGTTATCAAGACCAACCAATATTTTTAGAAGGTAACTATATTGGATTTTATTGGCAAGATAACTTTAAACTTATGCAGATTAAGAAAACCACTAGTATTGAGCACATAGATGATGTGACTATTACAGTTTATGCAGAGTTTATTGGTATTGAATTGTATAATAGTTATGTGGATAAATTTGTGGCAGACGGAAACGCGACAAAATTATTGGAAACTATACTAATGGATACTAACTATAAAGTTGGCTATGTGAGTCCTTCATTAGATGAGGAAGCCTTTAGAGTAGAGACTACAGAAGTTACTAGTGTATATTCAGTCATACAGAATGCGACTTCAATATTATATGAATGTGAATGGCAATTCAGAACAGTTCCTGTAGATATAAAACGAGGTAAATTTAATTTCTATGTAGATTGTTTTGCTAATGGTGAGCGTGGCACAAAGAGATACAAAAGATTTGAGAGTGACAGAAATAGTTATGGTATGAAACGTACTGGAGATATTACAAACTTTTGTAGCGGTATTATTCCAGTAGGTAAAAATGGACTTACTATTAGTGATGTGAAGTGGGAAAAAGAACAAGGCGACCCAACCGACAAACCGCTTGGTCAGAACTATATATTTGATGAGAAAGCGCATGAGATGTTGAATAATGGTGGTAAATATGTATTGATGAAATATAAAAGTGATGCAGA